ATCATATACCACCGTTTTTCCACCAGTATAATTTACTCCACTTTTCCAGGCAGGGTAGTCACTGTATCCTGAACATTTGTCTAAACCTGTAACAAGAGCTTCACAATCAAAATTTACCTCTGCAACCCCATCCAAACAAAAAAGATTAATAGAGTTATTATCCTCCGAATAAGGATCTGTAATAGTTAATTCTGTTATGGTATGATTGACATCAAAATAATATCCTAAAGCATAGGGTATAAAGAATTTATAAGGAGGACAACCTCCAGTAAAATAAATAGTTGTTGAACTATTGGGTCCTATTGTATCCGTAGTACTATCAGCGTCGAAGGCAAATGCCCCTTCGGGGAGATCTTCGCAGTTACACCCGCATTTGTTCCCCGGCTGGCAGAACACGTCAATATTTTCCTCGCATGATAATATTATATTACCACTCTTGTCCTTTCCTATTATTCTCAGAGACACGAGGTCCTTTGGGTCGTCCGGGTAAACTCCCCAGCACCTTGGACTTCTGATTGCGGGTGGGTATATTTTTATTGGGCGAATCCCTCCCTCAATTTTTATATTGACTGGGGCACCGTTTATCGTCGCGTGGAATAGTCCCGGATGAGTATATATATCCTCAGTCGTGTAGCCCTGAATCACTGCTATATGACATTCCACAGGATCGTCGCAATACAGAGGCGAGAAGCACACCAGACCGCACAGTTTTCCTCCTTCTCCCGGAGGAGGTAGATCCGGGACCGGAGAGCTTGGGACCTCTGGCCAGTCAAGATCAGGGGTGGATACGCTGGTAAGGCCCGGAGGAGCTGGCTGTTCGTATTCCATCTCGGCATAGTCATCCTGCAGATATGGCTTGTCAAACTGGCTCTTAGGCTCCAAGCGCTGGTCAAGCAGAGCCTTTCTGGGCGGGGTCTTCATCATCTCGTGATAGTCTCCCTCGTCCCCGATTACTGAAGGCCTTCTGCCGTAATTACGCACTATTGGATTTTTCGGCTTTGCCATTTACTACATTCCTGTCCCATGTCTTCTTGTCGATTCCGCCTTCCCACTCTTTCCATATTCCACTATTCCTGAGTGGAGGCTCGTCCCCTATCTTCTTGATATTGAAAAATTTCTTTGTCCACGTGGCTATCTTAGGGTCCATATATACATCCTTATTCCCAAGTCATACAGATACATTTCCTGAGAGGCCGTCGCGTGGGCTAGCCTCACGGTAATATGCTGGCTTGAATTATTTAGCGGAACTACATGCCGTCTTACTACTTCATTGGCGTTCTCCACTGTCATTGCCAGCGCTTCATCGGTTACGTTCGGAGAAACTATTTTGTTCTCGTATATTGACAGAAGTATACTTCCGGCGGCCTGCGTCTTGCACCTCAGTAGTAGTTCGTCCAATATCAACTGCTGGCCCCCGTCCTGAAATTCGATGTCCAGTATACTGGTTATTGCTGTACTGATATCTGTCGTGCCATAGTTCAATTGATACACTGTCCCGTCGTCGATACCGCCCCCGACCTGAACCACCGGTATGTCCCCGCTGCCAGCCTCTACCTCTGTCGCGCACGCCAACTCCTGCGCTATGGAATCCTTATACCATACCTTGTCTGTTAGATCAAATACCAGAAATGTGTTGGGCGTGTCAGATCCTCCAGTAGCTAATCCCACCCTTAGGATATTGTACGCCGAATCGAACCCTATCCAGTGCTGATCCTCGGCCCCATATGTTATACAATTGCTGGAGTTGGTGGGGTCAAAGTAGTTTCTTACACTATCCGATATTATCGCGACAGTCCTTCCGTCTGAGACGCATACCCCGTATCTGCTTATCCAGAAAGCCAGCGTCTTCAGGCGCTCGTCGGTGGCAGTGCTTGTCAATACCCCATCAACCACTATGTGGGCCTTGGCATTGACTATTCCAACTCTGGACGACAGTAGCAGCTTGCCATATGTGTCCGGGCTGTACCCCTCAAAAAGGGTAGTGCATCCTCCCTCAATTCCTTTCTCTTCCTGCCACGCTATCATTTCATTGTGAAATTTGTCCATCGCTATAACTTTATTAGAGCGACCATCCCCGGCCTCAAGCACCCCGAACCCTAGCCCGTTTAATGTCAGGATTTTTCCTAGAGCCGATACGTATATATACTGCCCGTATCGCGAGAAGGAATAGCACATATGATCTCCCCAAGCGCAGTTCGCTACCCCTACGGAACCGGCCTCGTTTATATCGAAATATGGCATAGTTTGAATAGATATTACCATAGTCCCATTGGCATCCCCAGCTATCGCATCGTCTACTTCCAGTTTATACCAGTATGCGTAGTACTGGGTCGCGCGGAATTGCTGCTGATATTCCCCCGAGGGTCTGTCCCACGTCACCCATCCAGCCCCAGTCAGTCCTGCAGTTTCGTCGGCTAGATTGGACAGGGCGGCCCAACTATCCCCGTCCCAGTAATAGGCTGCATCGATAGATGTAGCGTCCCCGGTGTTGGGAGTACTTCCCGGATCAATGTATAACCCCATCAGCGGATATGGGCTAGAGATGAACAGCGCATCATTTTCGTCCATGAGTACGGACCCGAGGTCTACAGCCCCAGTCCCATTGGTGTTGTATGTTCCTGCGCTGCTGTCGTACACAACTGCCTCGATGGCGTATGGGGGAAGTCCGTCCCACACATTGTGTATGTTGAGAAAAGAAGTCCGCGCCCCGTCTCCATCGTGATCCGTCCCGTAGGTTATTTTGGATACTTCCACCTCTGCGTCCAGCGCTCCATCCCACGTCAGTCTGTACCAGAATCCGCACATCCCGTACATATATGTAGGTATCTCAGACGCGTTAGGCGTCCAGTACATTGTTCCGGTCTGGGCTAGAGACCCGCTGGAATCAGTTCCGTCCGTAGCGGATACGTCCGACCAAGTATTGGTTTGAGTTCTGCACGATACAGTCACTGCCACGTCATTTCCGTTCGCGGCAGACACAGTGAAAGTAAGTCTGTTGGCGGGAACCGGGCAGCATATGAACAGGGCCTGATCGCTGTCTGTCCCAATTGCATCCAAAACTACCACAGTAGTACTTAATCCATCGGTGGCCTGTTCCGTATAATCCATTCCCTCGTCGGGCACTACTGGAGCGGCAGCCGTGTGATCATAGACGACAACTTTGTCGGGATAATTGCTTAGACCGGCGTATACTTTGTGCTGGTCTACTCCGTTCGACATTATCAATAGGTCCTGCATATTGGACCACGCTGCAGGCTTCTGGCTGGCCGACCCGGAAAATACCTCATCCCCGAAGGCTCCCGTCGTTACGGCGGGGGGAGCATTGTCTGCCTCAAGTATATCCCCATCGGAGAATTGTCCGAAGAAATGGGACTCGTCGATCTGAGTTTTCCGAAATTGGTACAGGGTCTGCACTTGATTTGTGCCGTCCGCAGTACTGTGCTGTTTGCGATGGCCCGGACGCTTCGTAAATCCGGGGTGCCTAGGGCGTAGGTTCTGAACCAACGAGAACGCCCCCGGAGGAAGTTGAGGCGCTTCCAGATAGGAATTCATCCCCCCGCGCAAAGGCACCCCGGTCAGTGGAGTTAATGAGTTCTTAGGCATAGTATATCCTTACCAAACCAAGTTACTGTGTCCGGGAATACTGAACCCACCGGATAGTGCTCTATCACTATCGCACCATATACTCTCTGGGTCCACATCCGCTTTATTTCCGGCAAATGCCCGAAATGTGTCAGCGACGCTTTTGCTCCATAATTGCACGTCCCCCGCACTGGGTTTCTCCTGCGAGGATGGATGAGCCGCCTTGCATAGTATTGTTGCCCTAGGGACGATGTGCTTGTGGAACTCATATGGCAGATCGCTTATTATTCCATAGTAGTGTCCGCTGGTCAGGGTCTGTCCGCTGACAGTTATAACTCTTCCTGCTGTATAGTCGCTTATCTCGCCTGCCCAGCTTCCAGTAATGCTCTCGATATACATCCCGTTATAGTAGTCGTCGACTGGAACAGCAGTAGTGGCTAGGGTATTTCCAGAAGAGGCGGCCCCCTGATCCAGATCCCTAGGCTTTCTTATATATGCTATTGAATAAGTATCAGTAATTCCACTTCTGTTGAGCACCAAGGTATTTCCCTTGCGGTAGTATGCCCGCTTAGAGCCATCGCTTCCGTTGGCCGGGAGATTTTTTACTCCCGACCTGTATACCTTGGCGCCATTTCCGTCCCTCAGTTCCTCAAGCTCCCCGAAATCGGATGGCAGCGTTATGACAGAGCTTGTGACAGCTATGTCCTCAGGACCCTCCAGAAAGTGCTCTCGCATTACCAGCACCAGCATTTCATACAATTCCGCCTGAGCTATATTGATCCCTTCCCGCATCAGCCACCCATTATCGTATTTCCCGCTGGTGGAGGTCCCTTGGTGCAGCGCTGTGCTATACTCGTTGAGGTTATGTCTGAGATCCCCCAACATATCGTAGGAATTTCTGTATGTCATCGCCTCTCCCTACTGGGCTAAAGGCCAAGAATCCTTTCCGTCCTTGTCGTAGAATTTCTTGTACTTGTCCTTAAGCTCCAAGACTATGGCCATGGGCCATGCCATTATATCCGCAGCATTCTCATTGACGAATGCGGCGAGATTGTTTCTGTTCAGGGTCTTGAATCTGCTTCTAATACTGTCATAGTTCGCAGAAGCTTCTTCCCTAGTATTCGTCATGGTTATCAGTCGCTTTAGCTCGTCAAAATCCCGTCTGAGCTGGGCATTATCCTCGCGAAGCTGGGTTACTTCCTTGTCCTTCTCAAACTGCTTGATGCTCCAAGGGCCTATCAGGTCTACCCCCAGTTTCTCGGCGTGGTCTCTCAGGTCTTCCGCCGGGTCGACCAGAGCGCAATTAGAGTTCTTCAGATTCTCATTGTGCTGGTTGTGGTAGGCTATCTGTTTAAGCCAGAAATCTCTCCACATTTTCATCGCTACTTTCCTTTTTCCCTTGATGATCTCTTCCTTATCATCGCCAAGCTCCAGTCTAACCAGCCCGCGATTGCCGTATTTGCTGAGGATATGGTTCGCTCTGCCAGTATTGAAGTCCTCTATTTCATCAGGTTTCAGTGTCCCTACTACCCCGATGTGTGTCCACTCAATTGTGTCCGGTGTAAAATTTGCTACTATTGCCATTTCCATGTCTCCTTTCGAATCATCTTGATATAGGTCGTTACTGACCAACTATCAGTTGATTTCCGAAGCATTAGTTAATCTGTTATCCTTTACCACAAACCCCTTTGGCTTGTGTTCTATCCGTCTGAATGCAGAATTTCCCTTACCAAGATTGAAGGACTTTACGTATGTGTTGGACAACTGTATTTTGTCGTCCTTGGTCTGGTCCCGTATGGTTGAAGCATTGCTCTTGTCCTGCTTCTCTCTGGACTCCCTCATATACTCCTCACCGATACGAATCCTGTCCTTAACTTCCTGTCCCTTTCTGTGCATATCTGCCCTGTGAAGAACATCTATGTCTCGCTGGTCGGGGTACCTGTATCCGCCGCCATCATCGCCCAGCACCAGAAATACCGGCACTTTCCCGGATATTTTCCCTGTCTGGGTTATGACAAACCTGCTATGCTCCCTGCTAAACTCGCATCCAAGGCCCTTGTCCAGCTTCTTTAGCTTCCTTAAAAATTCTGCTGGAACGCTTGGGGTTATTCCTTCGTACATATCAGTATCCTCCCTATAAATCCATTTCCTTTTCCGGCACTACCCTGTTGAAATCAAATCCAAGCAAGGGTTCCTCTCCATTTTTGTGCCGGACTCCTTTTATCTTCTGCCTAGCGTTGGGGTCCACTGCTTTGACAGCTTCGTCCACGTCTAGGTCCACTTCGAGAAATTCGCTAATTGCTGCAGCCACACTCTTTGGGTAATTCAACATATCCTTGTAGTGTACATCCAGCGTCGGCACCTGATGCCTTCTCAAGAACATCTTTGCATCAGATATCGCCTCGGCTGGGGAATGCTCCCATACAGTTCTCATCGCCAGAAGGGACGTTATTATCTCATTGATGTCCCGGTTCATAAAGACGACTTTCCATTTCCTGTCCAGCGGAAGAGCATGCATGTACGGCGCAACTAGTTTTACAACATGCCCAGAAGTATCCTCCGGGCCAATCTTTTTCAGCGCATTTCCTACGTCCTCAAGCTCCCATTCCCCATAGGGATTAAATTCCGAGGTGCCTTCGCACTTGTTTTCGCTGACAAGAGCGGGTATACCACCATAATACATAAATCTCATCATGGTAGAAGTACCCGCCCTTGGAAATCCTGATACGGCAAATGAAGGTAGCATCAGTTGTGCCCGAATATCCTTTCGTAGTTGTCCCGGTACGGGTCGCTGACTCTCCCGTGTTTCCAGTTGTCAGCGTCGCATGCATCCTCTCTCCATGTCTTTATTACTGGGGGATTGAACTGCATGTCTTTTCCCTTTCCAACTACTATTGGAGTGTTGACATTGGGCACTGTCCTCTTCCTTCGCCGCCTAGTATTTTTACTCACCAACATTATCCACCGTCCGAAATTTCTGCGCTGAGTCCGCCAGCAGCACTGGCAACAGGCATAGAACCGTGAATGGTGTCGTTGTTGTCGTCCTGCCATGCGTCGCAGCCGTTAGTGTTAAGATAGCAGTCAATCAGATGAATTGTCCTGTCACCGATGGAATTCGCGGCACTCTCGTAGAAAGCCTGATTCATTCTGGTGCCCGTGGTGTAGTTATCAAATTTACACCGCTTGAATGTCCATCCTCTACCAAGTTTGTTGGCGCCAACCACAGCCACAAAAACACCTGTCGCTGTCTCACATACACTAAGGATATCACAGTCGACGAATGTTCCGCCATTTGTCTGCCCATCCTTGAACAGTATAACACCCTGATTCGCGCCTGATCGAGTTGTCCACACGTCGTGGCCGATTATACAGTTATCAAACACGGGGTACATACCATCGTATTCTATCTGGAGAGAGCAAGCCAGCGCTGTCGCTGCCTGCGTCGCCGCCATACAGCCTGCGATGTGGCAATTTTTGAAATAACACCCGTATTTGTCCAGCTTGACCGCTGCAAGGTTTCCTGCGTGTGCCCCCGCATTCTGGAAGTTCATGTTGACGAATGTGCAGTTCTGCCCGGTAATATTGATTGTAGCGGCTATTCCAGTTGTATCAGTGTATATTACCGTGTTCGGCTCCGAGTAATCTCCCGCGCAGTTCGGGCCTCCCAGACCGAGTATGTGGGACCACGGATTGCTCCATGCTATTGAAGCACTCTCGTCATAGGCTCCCGGAGCGACAAGCATTACGTCGTTTCGGTATCCTTCCATATACCCCTCAGCCACGGACGGGAGAGTGTGGATTGGGTAATCCTCTTCAACCCCCATGTCCTCAAGCTGAGTTCTAAATTGCGACGTTGCGGCTGCCTCGGGCGCTACCCAGTGCAGTTTCCCGATTCCGGGACCAAGCCCTGTAGCAGTCATTATCCATTGAACCAAGCTCTGGTCCAAATTCCTTAATTTAATTCCCATAATTTGTCTCCTTTGTGTTCATAGTTTACCCCTAGGGGCGACTACACCCCTAGGATACTAAGTTTCAGATTGCTAGAACGGCATATTGCTCGGTTCCCTGAGATCAGCCAGCTTGGTTAGAGCATTTCGCTCTTCAGTTCCAAGGTTGGAGTATATTCTCAGGAACATGGTCGCCTGATCATAGTCCTCTCTCCAGTGCATCTTGTTCGGGTCAAATCCGCCCCATCCAATATCCGCGAGCACGTATCTCTTCAGCGCGTCCATAGGCTCGAAGTATATTGTGTTCGGCTGAGTAACAGGGTCAACCACCATGGAGATGGCTCCATTCTGGCTGAACGAAAGTTTCTCGTATCCGCCCATGAGCTGCCCTGCGCTATACCTGATATCCGGGGCCATCAATCCATAGTACTTCCGTCTCTGGCCGATACCCATCCGGATAAGCCCAACAGTATTCTGTGACCGAGCTGCGGTCATATCTACTGCGGCAAGCATAAGGTCTATTGACAGATCCCTTGGTACTCCGCTGTTGCTCATTATATTGGCCTTGAACTCGGGGTCATTGGCGATGGTAATACCTTCGTATGTAGCAAGGTTGGTCCCATCGTCGTATGCAGCCTCAAGTCCTGCCAACTCATAATTGGCATTGGATGTTGCGTGCGCAGCAAGCCTTGCCCCGTACCGGACCACGAAAGATCCTGAAGCTATTGTTTCAGCCGCGATTGTATAGGTTCTGGCTGCTGACAAGGGGTGGTATGCCTGATAGGCAGAACCACCTGCCCCAGCGGCTGAAACAGCTTCCATCTCGGCAGTTTTGTTGATAGGATCTATCGAAGAGATCCTCGACGCGACAGCACCTTGGTCGATAGCAGTACTGTTGTAGAAGTCAACTACCATACCTTTTTTGAGGTATCTGACTCCTCTGTCGTTGTTACAGGTTATTGTCCATGTAGCAGAAGTAGACAGGGTGTCTGAGGTAGTGGACAGTGTTGCAAGCAACCCATACCCGTCTCCGTGACACTGCCTGTTGAGGTCGCTGACAAGGGAATTGTACGCGTTCTGCGTCGCGTCGGTCTGGGCATCCACGAAGGAATCCAGATCCGCCTTGCCAGCTTCCATAGCGAGACCGGAAAGTCGCACTACGGCATAATTAAGTTTCGGCGTGATGACCCCCTGTACGCCGTCTCCGGACAGAGGCTCAGGCAAATATGCGTTCTCGGCGCGGCCACCAACTCCCTCAACATCCGCCTGCCTTGCTGAGAAGTAGAAGCCTGCCCCGCCTGTTCTGAACTTGGCCTTTCTGGCCGAGGTCTGGAACAGGTTATATGTCATAATCTGCCGTGGAAAAATGTCGGTGATCATATCACCATACGTACGTTTGAACTGGTACGCCAATGCTGTGGTATCTAATTGTCCCATATTTCGATCTCCTCGCCTAGGGCCTACTCAGCATTCGCCAAGCGATGCAACACCTCTCTGAACCTTTCACCTGCTTTAGCAAACCCGGTTCTAGAATCGTCCTTGTCAGTTACTAGACGGGTTTCCTTCACTCCCTGTGCGTTGGTGTCAGTTCCACCTTTATCAAGTGGCTTGAAGTCGCTTTTCCCGGCAGCATATTCATCTATCGCCTGCTGCTTTATGTCTGCGATGAACTTAGAGAATTTCTTGGCAAGGTTGGTTGCCGTAGGCCGGACCAACCTAACATTGCCTATATCGTCTATGTCATCCATAGGGTTATCAACTCCAAGTACCAGTAGTGCCATCTCTCGCTCGCTCTCCCCCATGTCAGGGGCTACCTTGCCGAGAATCCTATCAACTTCTGAACTCAGGATCCTCAAAGATTTCTCTGCTGTTTCAGCCTCTTTGGCTTTATTTTGGTTTGTTTGTATAGCGTTCTTTAAATCCTTATTTTCCTTTTCCAGCCGCGCTATTCTGTCGGATTCAGTTTCATTCCTTCGCTGCTCCTCAAGCTCCTCTGCGGCCCACACTTGTTTGTACCTGTCAAGAGTATCGGCGTCATCAACCACTTTCTTCGCGTCGCGCGACCCAAGTATATCCTTCAGGGTTCGCCCGGTCTCGACATCAGCCATCAGCTCATCAATGTCCGCGTATCCGTTTTCATCGAGTATTGACTGAAGTCTTTCTGCGGCCTCGTTCGCCTGCGCATTGCTTGGGGATTCTTTCCCAGCCTGCGCTCCCTCACCTGTATCTGACCCATCCCCGGTATCTTCCCCCGGATGCTCTAGACCCTCTTCAGCTCCGGCAGCCCCGGAAGCATTTCCTGCCCCGGCTTCGTCGTCGCCTACATGCTCATTTGCTGGCTTAGAATCTGCAGACGCCCCTTCCGGCGCGGCTCCTGCCCCTTCTCCGCCACCTTTGTCAAAGGGTAGACCCCCACTTTGTCCGCCGCCTGCAATTCCACCGGCTGCCGTAGTGGCGTCTACTCCCCCATCAAACAATGTACTAATATGATCTGCCATGTTCCCTCCAATTCGTCTATATCACCGAACCAGTATCCCTGTGTTTGGTATATAGCTCTGGATAAAAGGTTATTTGATTCCCATTTTCGTAATCTGCAAAGTTATATTCTCGCATTTGCTTCCATCCTGATGCTGGCTCATCCTCAGGCTCTCCACCATCGCTACAGCAGTTACATCGACCTCATCCCCTACTGTAACATCCTCAATAGACATACCCAGTTTACCCAGTGATTCCTCATCTAGCTCGATCTGAAGACCCCAAGGGTATTCTGCCTCGGCGCTTGGTATAGACTCGCCGTACATCTTTTTGGCCTCTTTCTTGCCCATTTTCATACTTTTAAGATCTGCCATTGTATATCTCCTCCATTGATGTTTCGTTCATGCCTCCCTTTGCCCTTCCGGCATCTGCCTCGGCAAAGTTATCCAGCATGCTCTGTGACTCCTGCTGCTGGGCCAGCATTGTCGCGTGTAGGTCCCTGTGACCTATTATATTTTCCTGTTTGTCTCTGCTGAGAGACGAAAATTCCCTGCTGAATATCAGTCTGTCGTGGACCTCCATATGTATAGAGTGGTTGTCCAGTCTGAATACCGGATCAGACTCATTGGCTGCGCTAGTTAATTCCTTCCCGTCCACATCCTCTATTTTCGTTCCGGACTCCTGCTTTACCAGCGCTATACCTTCCGGGTTTTCTTCGTGCACCAATATGCTATTTTCGTATTCCGCTCTCTCCATGTGTATGTTTGTCGTCTCTTCAACTCCGCCAAGTTCAAGCAGTGTCAATACTTGACGCCTGAGGTCCGGCCTGACCATCTGGTCGTTCCACAGTCCATACTGTATCGTATCCATCAATAGGCTCGTCCTTCCCGACTGAGTAGATGCCAGACCACTGGTCATTTCAATATTCACATCGGTGTTATTGTGTATATCAGATCCCCTGAAGCTCCTTACTAGAACGTTGTTTCCTGCTCCGGGTATTCTCAGTATTCTAGTCTCTGTATATAGTTTCTGGGCTATTATAAGCTGTTTCCTTTTCACCCCTCCCCATCTTCGGAAGTATCTGTCCACGTCCGGGGTATGCGACAATTCTGCGCTTTCCCTCAGTGTCTCCAGCGCTATCCCCGCAGCACCAGCAAATGGGGTTCCCCCGCGCAGCACGTTCTTAGGGTTTCCTCCCGCGTCCTGAGCAGCCAGCAACCTATTTTGTCTATCGGTGAACATCTGGTCCGGCATAGCAGTACCGGGGTGTATCTCCGGTTTCATATTGCGCGAACTCTGCGCGTCGTACTCTATGGCCAGCAGTCTAGACCCGCGCTTGGATAGTCTTCGGAGAGTAAGCTCGGAGGGGGTCAGGACGAATGGTCTCCCTAGAGTCTCTCGATTGTTCTCTGCGGCCTGATCTATTCTGTTGATAGTGTCCTGAGGGCTTATCAATGGGTCAACTCCTCCGCTGGCCCAGAAGCTCCCCGGATTATAGTTGTACTGGAAATGGGTTATGCTGTACTCCCAGCTACCATCCTTACCTACCGGCACCGGCAGTTCTTTCTTGTCGAACAGCTCTTCCCCGCAGCACCTAGCGATGTGCCGCCCCTTCGGGTATTCCATCGTCGGCCTGTATTCTATTTCCTCTATGACCACATCGTCCTCGCTAAAGCTCTGGAGGGATGCTTCAAGACCGGCTGCCTTCCACGGGGACACATTCGCTACCAATACCGCCAGTTGGCGCTGGTAGTCCGCCAGATGCCTACTGTCGCTCGATACCTTCAGTTTCTTCTTGTACGTGTCCTCGACCCATTCCTTGCTGGTCAAGGTGCGTATCCCGACCTTGGTCTTGTCCCGCAGCATAATTCCAGCGTCCGGAGTATATATGTCGAAGGGCATTCTAGCTACGGTCGCTATATCCCCTTTTCCTACCACCGGATTTCCGTCCTTATCTATAACGTATTTCCCGCTGTTTGGGTTGGGGAATGTGCGGATAAATCCATTTCCGGTCAGCACCATCATCATCGCGCACAGCTCCTGCATGTCCTTCTCTTCGAAGTCATTCCTGCGATACAGATCGTCGCATATCATCGTGGACAGTTTTGCCGAATCTCTGTCCTTCATCTCCATGCTGTTTGGCACCACCCCGACCCGAAATTTCTTGTTCATTATCAAGGCTTTCATGGACCTGACATGATCCTTGATTATGTCGGAGACGGGCGTCGGGACGCCGCTTGCATACCCGTACATGTACTCGAAAGTATTTCCCTCTCCCCACACTATCCACTGCTCGCCTATGTAGTACAGTATGTTTCTGAACCATATACGCTCAAGCATCGTCCGGTAGAAATTAGTGACCGGGTTGAACAGTACCTCGAAATCGTCTTTTTTGTTATCTGGCATATATTATCCTGTTAGCCTGAATCCGCGCCGTGTGTTCTTCTCCATGTTCTCATACAGCTCATTTTCCTTCTCCATCTCCCTGATAACATCGGCGTGGGTTTTTTCCATGCTTTCCGTAACCCTGCGAAATTCCTCTAAATCCTTGGCCATTATACGGTTAATGAAACGTTCCTCTTTTTTGCTGAATGCCCGGCGCTCCCTGTCAATAATTGCCAGCAGCACCAGCACTACCACAAAAAGAAATCCAGTAATATATTCCATATTTCCTCCCTAGTTCATGAAAATTCCAACGTCGAACCTTTCCTCGGATTTCTCCTTCAGGTCCTGAACCATCTTCGCAAATTCGTCTGCGGCTGCCCTAGACGGGGCGTCAAGCTGCGATCTGATCTGCTCCAGACGCCGTTCCTCGCGCTCCCTTGCTATTTTCATCTCGTCCAGCCCCACCGGCCTGTCCATGCATATATGGCACGCGCTGTCGAATGGATGCAGCTCCTGCCCATTCTCCAAGTATTCTCCTGTGAGCTCGTCTGTGCATAGGTCCGGTATTATTCTGATGAAATCCTTGCATGTCCTGTACACCACCAGCATAGGTCTCTCGTCGGGGTCGTCCGGCAGCATCAGCCGGTTTCTGAATTGCCTGATCTTCAATTCTCGGTTGGGGTCTCCCGGAAGCAAATTCAGGTTTATCTTGCTGCCATACTTTTCAATTACTTCCGGTCTGGATGCGTAGGCTATAAATTCATCCGCTGTAGAATCCCCCTGTCCTCCGCCCTTGTAGTCCGGCTTTTTGTTGAAACTATCATGCCCTACCAGACGCTTGATGTTGCGCCCCAGTATCCCCATTTTCTGTTCGCGCTCAAGTATCCCCTCGGCGATTTTCGGGTCTTCCAGCCTAAGTCCTACATTGGCCTTTCCCTTTTCGCACCCATACCACTCAGCGAACAGCACCAGTCGATTGTACTGATCAACCCACCACCATCCTATGTGGAACGGCGCTCCGAAGCCCCAGTCGAATGTCATGTATAGTGGCACAAATTCCGGTATAGGCCATATCGGGTCGATGATATGCCTTTCGGTGAAGTTGAAGGCCTGCCCGATGAATACATCCCATCTTCCGTCCAGCCAAGCCTTGCGCAGAACGGGGTCCTTAATAGACTGCAGCCTCTGCACATATTTTGGGTCGTTATCGCACAGAATTGCGTTGTCATACACGGTGGATCGAATGAATACCCTAGTAGTTCCGTCGTCCAGCTTGTATATTTCGCTGTCGCCCACGGGACTCATCCCGCCATCTACTTCTGGTATATACATCTGTTTGGCCTGCGAAGCGCCCGATCCTCCGGGGTTCCCGGTCAGGAACATCCGGCACGGCACCCCATGTGGGGACCTTAAACACCCCTTCATCCGGTCTATCAACTGCCCTATGAAAGGTATCGTCGGGGCCTCATCGATGGTAATTTCCGTGTACTGGTGCCCCTGAAATGCATCTGCCATCTCAAGCTTAAGGATAGCCGCCAGAACTATCACAGCTCCTGTGGCGGGGCCATCCGTAAACCTGACATAGTTTGTCTGATTCTCTCCTCCGACCCGTATCGCGGGCATTCCCTGAGCTATCAGCTCATCAAATCTCCTACGGACCTCGGCCAAGTCCTTGTACTTACGTCGTATGAATAATCCATTCCAGTGCGGCCCATACCTCTCGGCCCCGCGCACTTGGCGCCCTATCGCGGTATCGCTCTTGCCTCCACCTCTTGTTCCACCATAGAAGGTTTCGTCGGCGGGGCACGTCGCTGCCGCAGCCTGAGGTCCTATTTGCGGGGTCCAGTATGGCATCATTCTCCTTCGGTTAACTGTCTTTTACGTTCTTCAATTGACTCGATGAGGTCATCACACACCTTTAATATGGCTTCTTTTGTCGGGGCATATATTGACAGGTACGATAGATCCTCTTTCTCCCCGGCGCGAGCATATATTCCCTCGGCGCTGCCCCCCCGAAAATACAGTTGTATGCTATTTCCAATATGCTCTTTGGTTATTCCAGCCACTATTTACTGGCCTCTTTAAGTGTTTTTATTTCTTTTTTTGCACTCGCGAGCTTGCCTTTCAGATCTTCAACCTCTTTCTCGGCCTTCTCCAGTGCTTTTTTGAGCTGCCCCCAAGGTGCTGACACCACCATGTGAACATCCCTTCCTAGTTCTGCCATTGCCTTCGCGCCGTGCTGAACTATTGCCTTGTGCGGTGCCTCCAAGTCCATCACCACGAAGCATAACTGCCCAACCCCGTCCGATGGCTGCCTGTCAGCCACTTCCCCCAATGTTATTTCCGGGTCCTGCATGTATGTTGCGATTAACATTTCCATACCCTCCTTGTGTTATTTTTGTGTATCTTCTCAACCCCACAAAATACTATTTTTTGTGGCGGCTGAAATATTCAACCTGCCTAAGCCTTTTCTTCGCGCCCTTTTTGGAAAGGGGCTTCGACAGGCGTTTTCCTTTTTTGCTGAGTACGACGAATTTATCTCCGCCAACTGATCTGATTGTCATATCATACTCCCTTGCTATTGGAAAGTACTGAGTGCCCCTGCGGACCGGAGCCAGCCCGACGGTTAATTTTTGCGCTGGCGCTTCGCGCCATCCCTTCAATTACCCGCGCTCTGCCTCCTTCGGAGCTTGTTTCGGGGGAAAAAATAGGCCCCAAAAGCTGGACTCTTTGATTATACCATGCGAGGCGTACCCTCGTCAACCCCCCTTCATAATTGTTAACTGTCTTGCCATGCCGTCGCGGTCCTTGGAAACCCCGACGAAACCCCCGCTCCAGATACCTAATTATAGCGGAGGATATATTGGACAATAATATCCACCCAATCTTCCGGATTTGGCCTCTCCTTGCCGCATACCCCCCTTCCCTCCCTAGGGAATATCGGATTTGGTTTTTGTTTTTTTGTGGATTCATCGAGATACCCCGCGCTAGTTGCTGTAGTTACCGTCCGGATGCCCGTCCTTACCGGCCCTTCGCGATAATAGTCTAGGCTGACCCCCCGCCGAACCCCCCGCGTCCGAACCTTGATGAGCGTTTTTGGCGCGCCGGACATCGGCCTCCCAGTCCGCCAACGATGCGTGCTCTGGCGGGTATGTTGGAGACGCCAATTGTGGCGCCATGTCGTCGTCGCCGATACCCCGCCCGGAACCGTATCCGCGATGCCTGCCCCTTGCGCTGAGGAAGAAATGTATGTCTCTGGAACTGTTGGCGCTGATGTTTTCCATCAGCTTACTTTCCGCGAAATCAACCACGAACTCTTGCACCTCTGCTAGCGCCTCCGCGAACCATTCATCGCCGTTCCTCCACTTGTTATAGGTCGACCGGCTGATACTCGTCGCATGACAGGCGCTACTTATGTTGCCAGCATTGGCCCTGAGTATGACCAGAAATAGTTCTTGTCTCTCCCTTTTCTCCATACCTGAACCTTCCCGAAAATGCCACGCATAAACCGATGTACACCCTTTGTATATCCCACTTACACCCTTTGTACACCATCTCCATACCCCCACTGTAGCGCCGGGACCACACTCTCCCGAAGGTCATAACCCACTTGCCATTTGGGTACCAGCGAAGGCCCGCGTCCGACGGGGCTTTCCGGGGCTTGAGCTATAAATGTGTCTCCTCGCCACATTGTGGTCCCGGAACCACAATTGAGGAATTGTCGAACCCGGACCCAGCGCCCAAGGCCCGCGTCCGACGGATATACCGAACGTCCGTTCGGGCTGGCACGAGGCTTGCATTTTTTAAAGGTGGGTGGCGGGGTGCCACTCGGGGCGCCGGGCCTGAACCCGGCCAGCAAGGAGGAAACGACATGACAGCAAACGCATTAGCAACAGAAGCAAGGATGACAGGCAAGGTGGCCGGGCGCGGAATGAGCGTCGAGTCTGCCCTGAAGGCAATTCCGAAGGTCGAAGAGCGTCCGGTCTACTTCGGGGATGACACCAGCAGGCGCCGGATCGAAATCAAGGGCCAGAAGGCTCTGATCAACCCGGAGACCGAGGAAGTCTTCAGTATCGTCACCGACGATTACCAGCTCATCCGACACGAGCAGGTGATCGAAATGGCCGAAAGCGTCGTGGACGAAATGACCGAATACGGCAAGCCGGAACGCCGGGTATGGCTCCCGCAGGACGGTGCGAAAATGAGACTGCAGTACACATTCCCGGAGGCGGCAATGACCGTCGCGGGAGACACCGACGGCGGGCGCGGAATCGCACCAAGCTTTGATGCTTTCAATAGCCTTGATGGATCGATCGCGCTCCGGGCGATCTTCGGGGCATACCGGATAATATGCAGTAATGGGATGACGGTCGGCACGAAGGAGATCGAATACCGTCGCGAACATCACCAGCCGATGGATGGCACCCACGACATGAAAGCAATGATCATCGTCGGGATGAAGCGATTCAGTGATCAGGTTGGCATCTGGGAAAAGTGGGTTGACCGGGTGACCACACTAGCCGAATACGAGAACATCGTCACCGGACTCAAGCTCAACAAGACACAGACCGAGGACCTTCACCGCGAGGTCGAGGTCTCATCCGGGGTCCGGCTTGAGGACCAGAAACTGCAGGCGATAACCTTGTGGGCTTTCTACAACATCGTTACCCAGTTCATCACGCACCGGATCGAGAATCAGGTAGTCCAGCAGAGGATGATGGGGCGCGTCAGGAGACTTTTCCACTAAACCAATCAAGGGCCGGGGTCCGGGGCCGAAACCGGACCACAGGAAGAAACCATGGCCCAAGCAGGGATGTGGCGAGGGGACCACACCGGATGTGGCGGGAGAACCACAATCATAGCACAAACGGTAACTGAAGAGGCGAAAGCCCGCGACGGACGCGGGTCTTCGCTTTAATCCGTTGTGGCACGCGCCTTGCATTTCTTTTAGGTATAGGGCCGATGGCCCAATATCAACCCATGTTCGGGAGGATGTCATGTCGACAGGCCGGGGAAAGCCCGGCCACTCTCGACGTACTATTAAGGAGGTGACGCCATGAAATCACTGTTGTTTGCATTTATCGGAATGGACCTGCTGGCGCTGATTGCGCTAGTCTTAGTGTTCTGCAATTTCGAGAGAATCACCAAGCGGAACATCCAGAGGTGCCGGGAAAGGGGGAGAAACCGTGATATGCGCTAGCATTCAATGCCCCCATTGTGGATGCCAAGCGTTTCTTGACCACAGCACTGGACCCGGAGCGTGGTATTGGTGCGACAGGTGCAGGGACTACGTTTGGCACGATAAACGTTCACTAGACAGAATTACCAGTCCAGTAAAGGAGGAAAACTATGAGGATGATTACTATAACAAAGACACTTTATAATTTCGACGACCTCACCGAGGACGCGCAGGAAGAGGCAATCCGCGATCATTCATACATCAACATCGGGCATGGATGGTGGGACACAGTGTATGAGGACGCTAAGAATATCCACCTTATAATCGACGAGTTTGACCTTAACAGGTTCACGCTGTATGCCAATTTTGTGAAGTCAGGTATTGACACTGTTGATGCTATACTCGCGGAGCATGGCAAGGAAACAGAGACCTACAAAACAGCATTGCTCTTCAAGGAGAGGTATACGGCGCGGAAGGGTGAAACACCCACAGACGAGGACCCTGATTTTAGCGACATCGATGTAGAGTTTTTGCGAGCCATTAACCGATGCTATTTCTACATGCTAAAGGGTGAGTGGGAATATCTACTGAGCCGTGAAGCCGTAATCGAGACGATCAGGGTCAATGAGTTTGAGTTTGAGGAAGACGGAAACCTTGCACCCTATTCCATGGCAGAAAGGGAGACAGGAGAAATGTTTACCAACGACTTGCTGACAGGATTGCACAAGATCAATAAGCTAGCTACTGTCTCAGAAAGAAACTCACCGAACATCAGGATGCAGGACATTGCATCACTATCAAGTAGGCTTATAGACAGGGTAGGGAAGGGGGATGAGCGATGAAAGCACACATCATATTTTGTAACAATGAGCCTAAGGCAGTAGTATTAGACGATCTGGCCAAGGCCTATACTAAACAGCGCGAATTGCAGGGAGAGGACAAGCGGAGAGTGATTTCGAAGCACGGGCCTGAATCCTATGACGCTTGTAATTATGACGAGGTGTATTGCTGGCACGTAAGCACTGTAAGCGCAGAATGAGAGGTCCGTCGGACGCGGGCCTCGAAAGGAGATTAACAAGTGATAGCATACAAGGTAGTAGGGAAGAAGAAAAGGGACTGTAGCAACTGGCTAATACAGACGAGGAACAGAAAGATTGACAGGCGCAGTATTGCCCGCGAAATTATTCGGTATTACCCGCGCTATCCTAAGGGAAAAATAGTGAAGGCTGTTCCGGATTCGGTGGGCATTCTCTGTTTCGTCGACACGAACGCTGCCGAGCATTTCATTGGGCAGTACAGGTTAGACGACATGGCTAAGATAGTGTCGGTTCGAGGAGTAGGCTCCCCGACTTACAGTCCAGCGATTTTCTGGCGGGTCAATGCTTCAATAGATAGACTCTACCTTGACTATAATTCCGACGGCGAAATTTACAAGGGCAGCAGTCCCGGTGTTTACGCGATTAAACCCAGTGTTGTGGCCTTCGAGGCAGTCGAGGTGCTGGAATAGGAGAGATGTTATGGCACGGTACAAACTGATACTGACGGACGAGGATGGAGTTCTGGTAAACATGTGGACGATCGGGACCGAACTGGACTTCGATGTCGAGGACTTGAAGGCCGAAGGTGAGTGCGACAGTTATATCACCGAAGAGGACTTCCGGGCCGGGCGTGAATGCGACAACGATTTCAATGTAACAAGGGAGATAGCCATAAATGAAGGATGGAATAAATAGGATAAGTGATCGTAAATACGTGGCCCACTTGAGGCTTGGTGTAGTTCCCCCGCTTCCGCCGGAGATCGCTACTTGGGGAGGGAGAATTAGCCATTATTCGGATAACATGAAGTATCGCTATAAAGCTAATGATCTAGGAGCATGGTGCATAGTCGATCTGAACTGGACCAAGGTGCTATCAGAATTTATCGGCGGAAAACGAGTTCTTGAAATTATGGCGGGCCGGGGCTGGATTGCTAAGGCCCTGTCCGAATTTGGGGTTAATATAAAGGCCACTGACAATTTCGAATCTAGCTGGAAGCACAACCGTATGAAACTGGTGCATGAAGTAGAAAGAGCATCTGCTATCAAGGCAGTTAGAAGGTTCGGGGATTGGGCAGACATACTGCTGGCATCGTGGCCCCCGTATGACAATCCTTCCTTCGAGGCTGCATGCAGGCATTGGGGAGGCCCAGTCATATACATAGGGGAAATGTTCGGGTGTACAGCCACTGAATATTTTTGTGGAAATTTTGAAGTGGATGAGAGCGCACCGCGTATTCCAATGCTGTCTTGGCCGGGAATTCACGACGGTGTTTATATAGGAACCTTTTGTGGATGAGATATGTGGTACCGGAACCACACCAATGTGGCAAGGGAACCACACCTGCAGCAATTAGCGTTAATGGCAGAGCCGAAGGTGCCCGTCCGACGCGGGCCTTCGTTGAAATGGGTTATGGCACGGAACTTGCATTTCTTTTAGGTAGGAGGTTTTGATACATGGATGACAGAGAGAAGAGCGGAAGGATTTTGGTGGTGCGCAACATGGGCGAGGCGCTGAGGATGGGGCTAACCACTGTCCCGATAATCCGGCCAGACATTGAGCCGAGGCCAGCACCCGCGCCCAAGGTTAAAGTGGTTGCGCGCGTGCACCATCAGGGAAACAAGGAGAAGGAGCGCCGACGTCGGCAGATGGAAAGGAACCGTATTAAGGCAGAGAAGCGTCTGCAGAAAGCGAGGGAGGAATGACATCGAGGAAAGAAAGGATAGAGTTATTGCGGCTGTCCGTACAGAAATGGAGTAAGATTGCTGTTGGGCTGGGCTGTGATAATATGTCGGATAATTGCGAACTGTGCCAGCACTGTAGCTGGGACTGCGAACTATGCCAGCACTATGGCTGGGACTGCGGGGCTAATAGTCGGAAGAATCGATGTCCTGTGTTTGAGTATACCGGCATGGAAGGATGCGTAGGATCGCCGTGGGAAGAATGGAGAGACCATCAGGTATGTGCTCACGGGCGTGCTATTCCTTACTGGGCCGAGTGCGGAGAGTGCCGGGAACTGGCCAACAAGGAACTGATGTTCCTGCAGGGACTGTTGGAGGTAGAGCTAGAAGAATGAATTCACGCTACGAAATAGGCTGAGGCCGAGGCTCAGGTGATTGTCGGTGGGCCGTATACCCGCGTTTCGTTCATCCGATCGTTGGAATGTGCGCTGTGGTCGACGGCCAGAGTAAAGAACTTGCTAAATACCATGCCCAGAGGATGTATGAAGAAGACGTCCGGTGCGGGCTGGTGAAAGACGAAAACACTACAAAAGGGGGTGATAGAGACTAAAGGCTGGGGCTGGAGTGGGTACTTGACAAGGCTGCTCCTACATGATAAAATTTAACTTTCTGCGGAGGAAACATGTCTAAAAAATACGTTAATGAGTTATTAGAAAGGCCGGAAATCGGCGAGGCGCTGGTCCGTGCTCTGAGCCTCTCAGCCCTGAAAAACGAAATGGAAGCGATGACAAAGGGCGAGGACAAGGATGAGCATACTACCGTTTTCACTAACCTGACTTTCCCAAAAATCCTGTACGACGCTCTGGAGGAGGTATCCGAAATATACCTCGAAAACTGCAAAGAGTGTTCAGTGTTCGCTGTCTGCCCAGAGGGTAGAAAGGTCACTACCAAGGAAGAGGCGTTCGGCAAACTAATCCACCTTCTGGTCCATATGGTTGTTATGGCTGCCGTCAGGAGAGAAGCCATGGAAGCAGCAGGACTCGGCGGGGGCTTTGGCCCTTCTGTAAAAATAGTTGACAACATCGATGATCTGCCCGAAGGGATGCCCGAAGAGATGAAAGAAAAGATCATCGAGCTTATGGAAATGGGAGAGAAAGGAGGCGGAGAAACATGCCATTAGTAGGAGACAACGTTGACTATATGGTCGAGCAGGGCGAAATTTTGACCATAATGGTGGACCTCAATAAGGAGTTCGGGAAAAGCGCGTCTGGCAAAACTATAAAGATCGCCAGCACGTGCGGAAACAAGGCTGTCGAAGGAACAGCTATTCCGGGCGTAATTATTGGGCTGAATGTCTACAAGTATCCCAATAAGAAAGGAGGATAGGATCTGTATCTACTATTCACCTATTTAACCGGGCCTGCTCTAATTCGGCAGGTCTGGTATGTATCAACATTTTAAGTCCTCAACAGAGGAGAAAGGAAGCTTTTCTATGGCAAACGTAGAACCGACTTTAAAAAAGAATGACAGCGCTGGTAAAGTTATCAGCATCACCAAAACCACTAACGCAGACGTACTGTTCGCGCGCTGTACCCGCGAACTGGGCAGGCTCGGAATCACAATCGAGAATGCGGGCGCGGACAGCGACACTCTGAGATTTGACCTGTCCGGAATACCGATGGCCAAGCGAGGAATGGCCAATTCCCTGCTTATGAACCTTATGATCAGGGCCTCACGGAGCGTGTCTCACAGTGAGCACCAGTTGACCTACTTCGATCTCAAGCAGGCTGCAGGTCTGGTCCACGACGTTAAGCAGGGCGATGCCGACGCCATTAAAATCACTGAGTGTTTCGATAAGGTGATGGACGAGGCCCGCGCCAAGCTGGGAAAGGAGCTTACCAAGTCTGCTCCCAAGCCCGCGCCCAAGCTCAAACCGAAGGGAAAAAAGACGGCCAACAATAAAAGTGGCTCCGCCGGAACAGGTGGAGGAGGAAAGAAGGGCAAGAAAAAGGCCGCTAGTCTTGCCCCAAGCAGCGCAGCCGCAGAATAGCGACGGCCCTACTACCCTTGAGCAGTGGGACGAATGGGACTTGAATACCCTGTTCCGCTGCGAGGGTTTTAATGCCAGACTTACCAAGTATGGATGTGTTGCTAACCAGTGTGCCGGGCTTCGCGCGTGGAACATGCTTGCAGAGGGAGTCCCGTTCGGGATAGTTGAAAATTCAGACCTAGACAGGCTGTTTGTGTGCGGGCCTTGCCCGGTATCCGCGCTGGATGAGGTTGATCTAGCAATACTGAAGGACATTCTGCGCCGGGAATTGGACAGCGTGGCCCAGAGATTACAGAACATGAACTGGGACAGGTTCGACTCTGAGGTCAGTGATATTAAGAAGAAGAAGCGCGCGGCTGAATACCGCAAGAAGAATAAGGAATGGCGCAGAGAATATATGCGAGTTTGGCGCTACAAAACCAAAGGATCAATACCAGACGATATGTGAGGGTGGGGGCCTTTCGGCCCCTACTTTCTGGCAATGTCGAGGCTAAGTCAGATTGAATGGTAAATACTCGCACTGAAACCCGGCTGCCCCCTTATGCCCACCCCCACCATGTTTCTTCGCCACTGACGAAACATCAATATCATCCCTGTCGGAATATAGGGATACTGTCCATTTTCCCTTACGCCACCCAAAAGTAAGCATGGCATCATATTTTTGGCTGTCCCAAACAGAATTAAATAGCTGCGAGTTGGTGAGCATCTTATTGATTGCGATACATTTCAGACCATCCAGCTCTGTTTCGAAGGCGCAGGCAGAACAGTATTTTTCATTTTCGGCTAATTGATATTTTAGTATTGTTCCGCCAATTTCGGTAATTCTCTGGACCTCTTCCACATCAAATAAGGAGTTCCAAAAATCCTGATTATCCGGCCATGTATTGGGCTGCTGTCTCATCCCGTATTGGAACGAAAGAGTTCTTGGGTCGGAATGGTTCCACACGTCATACTCAGCGAGAAGCTTTATAAAAGTGGGGAGATCACTTTCGGATGAAATATTTTGAAAATCTTCAGTGTAAAAATGCCCCAGGGATTTAAGATATTCCCATGTATATTCCCATGTTAAGGCACAGGCTCCTATACCATCCCTTTGTAATCCATAGAATTTATTTCCGTAAACTTCAGATTCTTTAATCGCTGATATGTGGTGATCTATCCAGATCAACGTTCCACAGGATTGATTTAACCTCAACATTCCTTCAAAAGGTTGAATGGAAAAATCAACCATAAAGATTAATTCATCAGGCCCTATATCGTCCCATGGAAATTCGTCTCCATAATTGATCCCTATCATATCGCATTCAGGAAATGCCATTTTAATTATTGCTCCAGAACAATGACCGTCCAAGTCCGCTGAGTGATAAAAACATTTCATAATCTTTTCCCCCTATCCTTTATTGGTCAATTGAAAATACTTATACGGAGTGCCGGGAGTCGTGGCGTCATCAACTGCCTTGCGCGCCACGGTCGGGTCTACGCCTGCAGTTACCAGATTCTCTATCACCTTCACCCCATCAACCCGCGCGGGGGAAGATCCGTTCCTCCACGACAGGACGCCCAGCCCGTTAGTGCCTATCCGGGTTGTCTTCAGCAATGTGAACGCAGGCTCCAGCAGGGCTTTCGCCTGATCCTCCAACCCCTCAACCTCGCCCTTGAGGGCCTTGACCTTGGCCCGGAGCTGTATTCCCTTGAGCAGGTCGGCCTCGAAATCCTTGAACCCCTTCTTGACAGCCACTTCCGTCATAGTCTTTTCGTCCCACTGGACTGTGGGTTTGAGTGATGCTTTTTTCTTTGTCACTGTTGTTCCTCCTTGTTATGGCGTTAATCATCTTTGGTGCGGGGGCGAAAAAAGAAACGGCGCCACAGATATACCTGCAGCCTTTTCGGTTAAAGCTAATCATCAACACAATGTGATGCAGCGGGAAGAGCGACTATAGCACGGCGATTTTGACAGTAATCGACTTCGCCCATCCGCCATCATAATTATCCGTTCCCCTTTCGCCTGTTCATACAGCCACAAACAGGTCGTATGCTGCTCTGATATACACTTCTAGTCTGCTGGATTATTAAGCCGTGAGGCCCCCGCCTTCCGCATATACCAGCATCCTTCCTGATCACAAACTGAACTCCCATATTACCCCGCAACAAAAATGATTAATCTCTTCAGTACAACCCTCGCAGATTATACAACGTCATCCCAATAATTATGGTCCACAGTACCGCCCCAACAAGTCTCTTCAGCATCGGGGCAATACCACGCTGACTATTATAGCCGCAATAGCGACTGATACCCAGAACAGCTCTTCCTTATCCATTTTCCGTCCCATCTTCCTTCTCCTCGGCCACAGCCATCATCAACCGGGCAAAGGCCCTGCCCAAGTGGTCAAGCTCCCGGTTCCCGGCCCGGTAGGCTGTTATGTGGCCCACGGCGTGATTGAGGTGATCCTCTATCGGAAGTTCCCGCCAGCCATCAGGTTCATGGTCCTTTAATCCGTCGTGCATGATACCCGCCAGACATAGCATAGCCTTGGGGTCGATCAGATCGAACCGGTATGGACGCAGTGATTGAAGACTGTCCCGTTCGTGGCTATCCCACTCTTTGTCCGCACGAAATGTTTCCTTGATATCAGAGTTCCCACAGGACGGGCATGCTATAAACGGATGATTTGCGTGTTCCTCTACTGGCCGCTCAATCGCCCAGCCACAAGCTCCGCACTCTACCCTGACCATCATTGCTTCCTTAGTCTTATCAGGTTCTTTTGTAATCCAGCGCTCGGCTTGTAGTCCGTTCAGCCCTTTGGCTTTCCATATACCCACCAGCTTCTTCATTCTTTTCTCTATATACTCAGTTGCCCCTGCTCCACGGAGATCTCTGCCGACAATACATTCTCTGACGAAGAAGTATTCTCCATCGTGCTTATTGACATTCTTTCCTCCGGGATTATCTGTCCAAAAAATTACCTGATAACAGCTTAGAGCATCGTTTGTATTAGTTATTATCCCCTTGACAGGAACGGCAAACAGATATCTATTGTATACAGTTACTCCCATGCCGATGTTACTGGGGTCGGCTACTAGTTTATCCTCCATTCGTTTCCTCCCTATTGTCATAATTTGGGCAGCACTCCCGCCACTCAGTCCGGGAATGCTGCCTTCACCCAAGGCAAGGCAGGGGACCGCCCCCCACCAAAATTTCATTATACCACGTCGGGCGCTCCTTGCCAATCCCCCTTAGAGAATTGCCCTGTCCACTCGCATATCAATCATCTCTTTGTGCTCTGGCCCTGTCCCGACATAAGCCACTCTCGCCCATCCGCCGTGTTTCTCCAGCGTCTCTACGAAAGCCCTGACTGCCCCAGACATATCGAACCAGTTGGTCTTCCCGCAATCATCCCAATTCAGGTAGTTCGCGAACTGCATACACAGTAAGTCTGGGCGCGCTACCCGAATAAAATGAGCATATCTCTCCCACGAGAAGGAGAATACCCGCCTCGGCAGTTTCGTTGTGGTCGTTATCTCACCGAAATTGTCCGGGTCGGGGTGCCCGCAGCCCTTCGCCACGTTCTCCCACTTCAGCTCGATTGCGTCAGCATATGGCCCGCTGCTTCCAGTCCGGTTATTGACCCGGATCGGGTACGGCCTAAGCACACCATAGATGTGTCCCACCATTTTGGGCGAGACCCCGGCCTCGGCCATAGCCATGGCTGGATTGATCATCTTGCTTGTACAGTTACCAACAAGAGTGTACCCAAACTGATTTCCCGCAAAGTAGTTATGATTATCCTCAACCTCTATATTGTATTTTACGCCGTATACTAGGCGAGCCAGCTTTTCAACTCCGGTACATCGCACTGTAGCAAGGCAGTTGGTCCCCTCTAAACTATATTCGTTTGTGTACAATAGATCGCCTACCATCAGATCTTTTGCCTCAACTTTTCCCCTTTGGGTATAATACTTGTGACCCCCCGTGCACTTAGGAGCTGATTTATCCCCAACGGCTAGATCTGTGTGAACTCTATACCAGTCACCCCCGTGTGGAGTTTTATACCAGTTTATCACTTTTTTGGGTTCAAGCAAACCTGTGGTACTGTTGTAGGACAGGACCGATGCGGGTATTCTATCTCTAACTAGCTCCTCTATTGGAACTGAGTTACCATTTTCCAAAAGTATCCTAGTTCCTCTAGCAAAGCAATATCTTGGATCGATGCCGTGCTCTAGGTCTAGGTCGAATCCCTGCGTCATCTCGCACAACACGGTCTCTCTGGAATCTAGGAGATCATTGATGAAGAATGATACTGGCTCTACTGATACCACTCCCATATCGATAAGCTCTTCGCAGTCACGCGCCAGCGTTATAGTTCCATCTCTCTTCATCTTCAGAATCCGCGTCGAGCCGATCCCCTGAAGCGTGGACCCTATATCCGACAAACCGGCCCGCTCCTCATCTCGGATCAGTACATCGGTTATTACTGCGGCTCTCGGGTCTATGGTTATTCTCTCTAGGTCTATCCCGGTGTCTACTATTTCCTTCCTGAGAAGCCCGGCGTTAATTAGCGATGAAGGACCCAAGTATATCGGGGCGTCGCATCCGACTGCGCTGACCGGAAGGTGGTATGTAACTGTTTTCTTTCCGTCCACCACCACAGTATGACCCGCGTTCGGAGATCCCGCCATGACAATAGCCTGAATTTCTTTACTGTATTTCTCCGCCAAGAACGCAGCGAATTTTCCCTTTGCCTCTGAGCCTGCCTGAGCACCACAGACTATGTTAAATTTGCCTATCCTCAAAATGCTCCTCCTTGTTGTTTGGTTGTCTATGTAATGGGGCTAGTTTCAATACTATTTGTTTTTTGCGTATAGCATGCAGCACAAAAACCTTACCCTTCAACTCCAATTCTTCCCCTATCTCGAAAGCGTCAGACACAGTGTGCATATCGGCGCTATTTTTCATCTTCCTCCTCCCCCAAAACGCTGAACGGAGTGTCCTTTATGTCAGTAGTCCCTTCGCCAAACTCGGGCCTCCTTTTGCGTTTGGACCCAGTGTCAACCCTCTGATCCACCTCCATATTTTCAAATTTCTCCCTAAGCTCGGCATTCTTCAAATACAGAAACATGCTTATGTCTGAGGGACAAATACGGAAGTACACGTCCAGCGCTCCGTCCAGCTTTTTGAATCTAGCCTTAAGCTCGTCGAAGTGCCCTCTATACATCTCAAGTTTGTCTGCTCCAGTTCTGCTCATATGCTACCATCGTCTAGAAAGTTCTCGCCTATGTCCGGGAACGAATAGGCATACGCCTCTTGCCTAGCCGCTATTATATCTCCTATCAATATCGACGCCCCTCCCCTGTCTAGTTTCTCCAACAGTTCAACAGGTACTTCGCCCAGTAAAAAGTCAAATTGCTTTGGCGTCATCTCCTTGCTTTCCCAAGGGGAACGTCCCGGCCTATTTTGGTTCTGTATAACCTTCTCTATAAATTTTATTTTCATTTCATCTCTCCCACCACGGTCTCTCGTCTCGTTCCAGACCACATCTTACCCTGCGATCAATCTCCTCGTCAACCTCCTCCAGCAAAGCTTCGTTATCCTCGTTGTCGTCAAAGTTTTCCGATACCCACTGAAGATAACTAGTGGGAACATCCTCGATATCCTCTCCACGGTGCTTCCCAAACGTGAATGTGTATCCCATGCATTAACCTCCGTATTTCCATTTTTCTGTCTCCCCCCAATTTAGTCCTATCTTAGCATCTACCTTTAGTGGAACTTTCATAAACGGGGCTACTCCTTCCATTATCTCCATAAATCTCGGCACCACTTCATCCAGTATCTCGTCCTGAATTTCAAATAGCAGCGAGTCATGTACTTGGATTAGTGGGTAGCAGACATATCCATCATCTATATACCCTCTATACACCGGGACGAGTCGGCCCATAGCTTCCTTTGTTATCCCGGCGGTCCCCATCTGGAATGGGGCATTGGTGGCTTGGCGCTCGGCCTCTGCTACAGCACTCCTGCTAGAAGATCGTATGCCGGGAATATACCTTCTTCTTCCCCACATATCGGTCACATAACCGTACCGACGGGCCTCTGCGCGGGTTCGGTTAACGAACCGGGCTACCCCGGAATAGGTCTCAAACCACTTGTTGATCAGGTCTTGGCACAGCCACAGAGGCCAATCTTTCTCCTTTGCCCCGCCAACTATCATCTCTCGTTGCAATCCCTTGGCCGAGATGTCGTTTAGCACGCCGAACCCGACCCTTTTCGCCGGGTATCGATGTTTCATCTCGTCAAGCTGATTAATCGGCAGTTTGAACATGGCCGAGGCGGTCTGGCTATGGATATCCAGTCCGGACCTGAAGATATGAAGCATCCTTTCATCCCCGCTGCCGTGAGCGCAGCACCTCATGTCTGCCTGACTGTAATCAATTTCCACCAAGTGGCACCCCGGCGATGCAATATACCCGCGCTTTATCTTTAATCCCTCTTCGCTTCGGACAGGCTGAGCCATCAAGTTCACTGGTTCCCCGGACGACAATCGTCCTGTATCCGTCCGCGTCACGCGAAGATTGGACCTAACTCGGTTGTGCTTGTCCACTACCTTGGGTATAACCTCGGCATAACTGGTTCTCAGCTTGTTATAGGATCGATAATCCCTAACCATCTGCACGATTGGGTGCTTATCCGCCAGACGCGCCAATACTTTCTCGTCCGTGCTCCAGCCAGTATCCGTCTTCTTATATCTCGGCAAATCCAGTTGGTCGTACAGCAGTTTCTGCATCTGCAGGGGCGATCCCGGATTCACATCCCATCCCGCCTCTGCGCTGATTCTAGACTGCAGTTCGTCTTCCTTGGACTGCAGATAGGCGCCAAACTCTACAAAATGCTGCGGGTTAGTGAGGATTCCATACTTCATCATGTCCGCTACCATGGGCACAGCCCGCATGTCGCGCTCGAAAGTGCCGACCATCTCCTCCGCTTCTATCCGTCTCTTCATTATAGGGTATATCCTGATAGTAGCGTCAGCATCGGAACAGGCGTAAGTTTTGGCCTCTTCCGGGTCTATATCCCCGAGAAATCCTTCCTCCATCACCCCCAGCTCATCCTCAACCATCTTTCTCTCGCGTGGATCGAAATTGAGCCAGCGCTTGCGAGGGTCTATATCTCCTTTCTTGGGCGAAACCATATCGCGCAGAATGCCACTGGTCTTGCGCCCTATATCCTGCGGCTGGCGCTTCTTTGGCACCCCCTGAACAAACTCCAGAACCGGGTCCGGCTTGGGCCATTTCCGCTCTACCACCTTATGCAAGTAGTCTATTGCTTTGAAATACGTAGCCGGGGCGACCGCTTCTGCATACGATCCCATCTTCATTCCGCAGTGCCTGAAAGCTAGGGGTTTCAATCCCTGAGGCTCATTCTGCAGAAGGTACGCCACTATCATCGTGTCGAAGGGGCGCGCCGGATGAATCCCCACAGACTCCAGTATCCCCAAGTCTGACAATGTATTGTGTATAATGGACACAATATTGGGGCTAGAAACGAACATGTCCAGCGCCCATATCGCCTCGGTATCCTCCCTCATTATCATGTTGGAAGTTCCCGGCTCGACAGAGAAAGTTATACACCATAGCTCATTGTTGTTGGTATTCCACTCAACATCCACCGCTATAGTACTCCTATTGCCCACTGCGCTCAGCACGTCTCCCGCAGTCCGGCATCGGATGTATCTCTCCTTGCCCGCAAACGGATCTTCTATATGCCGAGATGGGCGCTCCTGCCGTATTATTCCGAACAGACTCTTAAAATCTGCATATACGTTGAGCATGGTCTTGTTGTCGCGCAATCCTGCAGCCACATGATATAGCGGAACTACTATTCTTCCATTTTTCTGGAAGGGAATGCCGTGCACAGTCTCCATGTCCACGTCGCCCAGTACCCGCCTCGTGCTGAAACCTCCGATAGTGGCTATTATTTGCGGGTCAACTCTATCTATCTCATAGTCCAGATAGGCTGAGCAAGCATCAATCTCGTCCTTGCGCGGATTCCTGTTTCCGGGAGGCCTGCATTTAATACTATTCGTGAGATAGACATTCTCGCGCGGACAAGAATTTATGTTGAGGATGTGATCAAGTTCTGCCCCGCCCGCCGCCGAAGGATGGAACGGGGTCCCGTGTCTATCCTCAAACTCGCCGGGGGCCTCGGCTATCATCATTATGGCACATTTCTTAGGGCCTTGCCCCCCAACCACGAGGTTTCTGGTCTCGCTAAGCCTGCATAAAGTGCAGTTCTTATTTAACGGCCTTCCTACCATCTTCCATCCGCAAAGTCGTTCCAAGCCGAGGATGTTGCAGCCCCGAGAAATGAATCCAGCGAGTTATTTCCTTCGCCGATCCATTTGTAGTCCTTGATTATATCCCTTGCCAGCAATAAAATTTCTTCCTGATCCTTCAAGTCACTGAGGACTTTCTCTGCTGCTTCCAGCTTTCGATTTACCATCACTTCCACAGCATTTATCCTGCTGCCAGTGTATTTGACTTTACTGATAGCCTTTTTGATCTTCGATAGGTCTCTGCTGACCTTTCCAGAATCGTCAATGCATCTCCTCCTTTTCTCGATTATATCGTTCTTGGCCTGCCCGATAATGTCAAACCTGTCTGGATTAGAAATAAACTGACTCATCAGGGCATTGAGAGTAGCTAACAAGACATTCATTGCCTCTTGCTCAAGGAAGCTCTCCCTGCTGATAGTGCCATCAACTGGCTCCCCTTTGTCATATCTCCCCCTCATGCTCGGGTCGCTCAGAACCCGGTATGCCTTCGACACTAGCGCAAATTCATCCTCTGACCCGCCACGGTCGGGATGCGTGTCCATCGCGCGCTTTCGGTATGCTGCCTTAATAGTCTCCTTGGTAGCTTTCCTGTCTACCCCCAGTGTCTCATATAGGTCCTTGCTCATGCTAATAACCTCTTCCATAACATATTTTTGGTTCGGGTCGCTACGTGTACCCACGGTACTCCCTTGTTTGTCAAAAATTCCTTCCACTGGTCTAGTATCCACATCCCTTCCCCGCTTGTGCTAGTAGTATCTACCAGACACATGACGTTCGGGTGCTTTCTGAAATCCTCCACTTTGTACTTATCAACGATAGAATCTTCGTCATATACGTTAAGGAAATCTTGCCCACTAAACATAGTTATTCCCTCCCGGTCTTCCACACTTTATTCCAGACTTCAGCCTGATTGACCAGTCGCCAGAACACGGATTTGGTGTCGTCCCCCCTCGCCTCTATCAGTACTCCATTTCGGCTCATCGCGCAAAAGATCCGCTTATTCCCATCCCTGACGTAATGGTTGAGACAGACGATATACCACCCATCCAGTGGGGGAACTTCCCATGGGAACATAACATCTTTCCCAGTGGGGACCCACTTTCCATTTTCGTTCTTGGTAAACATGTCATCCTCCCTTGTGGTCGATATATAGTTGGTGGCTCCCTCTATATTCCTTCTTTGCTAGGTTATCTGCCACTATCCTCTTCCATACTGGCGGGGTCTGCAGTCCCATTTTCCTTCCGCGTTCCACCCACCAGCATATCCACCATACCCAATTCGGCAGCATAAGCCAAGATTTCTTGTCGGGCAACCATAATCTCCCCTTTCTAATATTCGATGTGACATGAGTGTAACACAAAACATAGGCCCTCTCATTTCTCGTTATGGCCAGTGCCAGCCTAGCCCCAGCCATCTCATGCCCCTTCTTGGCCTCATCGTCGCTCAGGTAATCCCTGCCCCAGATCCCTATGTCGTGCAGCAGAATGCATATCAATTCCCACCATTTGGGCCATGAATGATACTCCCTGCGCCACGCGATCAGAACCGCTAGGCCATGTATCAGCGGATTGTGATACCCGAATAATACCGATCTCGTTCCTTCTTTCATTTTACCCCACCGGGCACTTCCTCCACAATCTGGGTCTTGAGCCACGCGGCTATAGACTCGGCGTGGCAGCGCAATGGGATGCACCAGCAGAAAAGCCTAACCATCCCGTATTCACTGTATGCCAGCAAAATCTGCTCAAGGTATTCCTGCACTGCTTTCCTGTTCAGCATAACATCGTTGAAAAATTGTTCGTATTGATCACATACATAATTCCTCTGGGCTTCTCGCAGCATCACATATGGATTTTCAAGAGGGGTTCCCCTATCGACCCTGAAATCATAGGGCTTGCTGGGTTTCTCGTTTCTCATGTTGTGTATAGTGATATTCATCGCAACTCCTCCGTTCAATGGTTATTCAAACTCTATCTGTCTATGCTCAATTATATGACAAGTACCGCATAATAATACAACTGTACTGGGGAACCCCTGGCTTATTAATTTACTATAAAACTTTCCACCAGAACTCCTTCTATGCTCCCTGCCCCGCCCCTCCGGGTGATGCAACATCAAAGCTTCCGGTCTTGACTCCCCACATTTGGTACATTTCCCACCATACGCAGTAACAATCTTCAAGAAGTCCTCTTTAGTTTTATTGCGCCTCTTCACAGCGGAGTATAGTTTATTATCTGAGTAATACTTTTTATTGTACTGGTCTATATGGCTCTTGTTATCCGCGCGGTATTTGGATCGTGCCTTCCTATACTCCGGGTTGTTCATACACTTCTTACAGTATGAAGAATACCCGTCTTTCTTAGTTCTATTCCTATAAAACCCAGATAGCTTAGGTTTAAGAATTCCACATTTTGGGCATTTTTTCATCTCAAGCTACTCAATTCTTTATAAAGTCTTGAAGCTAATTTTTTCCCAATTCCTGGCACTTTCATAATATCCTTCTCCGCGGCGAATAATAATTCAGATAATGACCCAAAATGCTTAGATATTGCAAGACCTTTGTCCCACCCGATACCATCAAACTCCTTTACCAGCCTATGCAGCAGAGTAGGCTTGCGCAGCATAGCCGTTGGGGGAGGCGCCACATTAAATTGCTTGATATGCGCGCGATGCCTGTCCCACGGTTTGTGCCACCACCGGTACACATCTGACAGCCAGCGCCCGGTCTGCTGTATATTGTCTGTTCGCCATACTATAACCCCGCAGCAGATCGCCAGAGTGTTTAGATAATTGCTTATATCTCGCGCCATCTTCATCTGCATGCCCTTCCGGTATGGTTTCCATTTTCCGCGTGACCACACCTCCAGTATACCGTCGTCCGACCGGGGCCTCCACAGACCCTCCACCAGTATATATACATAATCGTAGTCATTAGACAATTGGATTAGCTGGTGCCCGGACAGACGCCCGCTCTCCATCGATGATATTAGATCGGATACCGTTTTGCGCTCTACTCCAACCGATACTGCCGAAGTAGGTCCATTTCCGATAATAGCAAAGTCTGCTGAGCCTAGGCGAGTTATCTGGTGAGGGGCAGTGACAAAGGGTTCCAGTTCCTTGCTCCCGGCCCTGTCATCTATCAAGAGCGGGGAGCTGTTTGCCCACATCATTTTGAGATTACCACCTTTTCTACGCACCGGAGACTGAATATCTCAACGTCCTTCCTGTTCTCCACTACCATCACATCCCCAATTAATTCCCAGCTCTGTAATGGGTTCTCGGAATCAGTGGCGAAGAACTGATCATTCCCGTCCGGGTCGTCCCTGTTATATACTACGTTTATTTCATTGGCGCGCTCTTTCATAGCGTCACCTATTCCCAGTCTTCCGGGCCTGTGTCGGGCAGTATTAGCGACGCCAGCATCGGGAACTCGTTAAATGGCGCTGTGAAATCGCTGTCCGCAAGATCCGGATTCTGCCTGCAGTTCTCCACATACATGTGAAATGCCCCCGGCTTTACACTCCCGTCCGACTGAACTGTCCCGTCTTCCCTGTATGCCCTGCAGTTAACCTGCACCAGATACCCTATGTCCTTGAACCCGGCCCTCTCGTACTCGCCGGTAGGCTCATTATTCTCATAGGTCTCTTTCATTTTGTGCAATAGGATCAGGTTTTTGTCGCTGGAGTATGCTTTCTTCAGCAGTTTGCGGAACTCAGCATTGACAGGACCATACATGTACGGCATGACCTGAGTGGTCTTTCCGAACCGCGCCAGACGTATCATCTCCCACCACTCGGTGGCTGTATCCGCCACGATAGTTCGCACCTTTGGGTCTTCCAGCACCGCATAATAGGCCTGCACAAACTCATTCCACTCCCGCTTCGCCGCGTCCCATTCTTCCTGCACAGTCATATCGTACACCATGATGTCTTTTCCCTTGAACTTGTTTACCACTCCCTCAAGCCCGATATCAACATTGAAATAGGCTATCCGCGAGGGAGCAGTCAGGGCAAAGTGTGATTTTCCCTCCTTGTCGAGCGCTGATACCGACATTATCAGCCGGGGGTAAATTTCCGTGTCGGCCTTGCTAAATCCAAGACTCTCAAGTTTCTTATTTGCCATTCAATTCCTCCATGTATTGTGCTGCTTCTCGTTTAATGTTTTCCCAATTCTGGTCTATCTCCATCTGATCGAACGTGAATCGAGCTTCCCTGTATATTGGCCCGCTGCCCCTGTAATCTCCCACCAGATATAGGATACTCATTATAGCAGTATCAGTATCCATGACCCTGCAGTACCCCTTCAACTGGGACATCCAATAGAAGTCCTCTGAGGGGTCTCTCCTGCTGGACCTCCATGTACACTTGTACTCCCGCAGTATGATCTTGCGTGGGTTCGGCTCAGCGACCCAATTGCCATCGTCGTCCTCCCATCCGGGGTCTGGCTCTACCCCATCCGGTGAACACATTATACCATCCAAGGACTGCTCCTTCAATCTAACTACGAGGCGATCCGCAAAGACGCGCGACCAGATGTCCTCCCATAGGAAACCTACCTCGGACGCGATGTCCATGTCCCACCCTTCGGCTGTCTTGGCAGTGCCCATTTTGATAATAGTTCTGCGTATCATGTTCGTCATGTGGATGCCCGGAGCGCGAACCACCCCCGAACCTAGGGTAATAAACCTATCCGTCTTGTCCGAAATAAACTTCTCCATTACTCCTCCTTTGTTCCTGCCCTGTCAATCTCTATATCGTCGAATATTACCGGTATTATGCTTTTGGCTTTCTCCAGTAATGGTATCATAATTTCTCTCATCTGTGGGTGCGCAGCCTGAGAGCAGCGAAGTTCGAAGATATGTCGCCACTCGCGGAAGTTTGTGGTCATGACAATTTCTGTTTTTGTTGAGTTGGGTAGTACAGACCGTGCTTGTTGGGGAGACCAGCCGCTTCGGGATAACTCATTGTAGCAACGTTCCGCATTAAGCATAGATCTAAACCAAATCCAGTTTGGTGCCCTCCATGGGTTAATTGGTTCATAGGTTTCTGTGTATTCTCCTTCACCAATACTAACCCAAGGAGGAATCACGAAAGTACACCCTCCCTTATAATTCACATATCTTGTACTTTCCTGAGAAAATGATGCAAGTCGATGTCGGACAAGTTCATGTGTCACTCCGCGATCACAGATAAATTTTACTGCTATAGCTGAGTGTTCAATTACTGATTCATGGCCATTTTTCAGGATCATTTTAGCAAATTTAATAGCTGTCACATTAGCTCCTGCTCCAGACTTATCTTCAGATTTGTAACAGGTGCGTCCAGCTTTCTCGATGAGTTGTAAAGATTCTACTCCTTGCCCACCTTCAGCAACTCCCATAATGCTTAAGATTTCAAAACTTGGTTTTACTAATATCATATCACTCCTCCTCTATATCTCCCATCGGCGCCAACCCGCGTCCGACGCGGTTTCTACAAGCCCATCCAGCATATTATGTGCCAGATCCGCCCTCTCCAGAATTATCAGTATCAGGCCAGCTACTATCACTGCCAGGAATATTGTTGGCAGCATTAAACGCACTATAAGTAGTGCAAGTGCATCGCTGCATCCATGATTCTTCATCTCTACCCTCCCAGTCCTTTAGTATTGTTCCCAACACATCCACGACGGGCTTGAGATTCTCTATCTCACTGTCGGATAGAAACCCGCTGTATACAATGTCGCGAATCTTGTTGGTGGCTTTCTGCAGATTGTTGGCTACACTTGTTCTGGCAACGTTCCAGTATATGTCCAAGGCTTACTCCTTTCTGGCTATGCCTAGGTGTATCACCTCTCCTCCCAGCAATGCTCTTGTTTCCATAGTTTCCTCCGTTAGGAGTGGCGACCGGGATTCGATACCCGGACGGACCTGTCCATACAAAAGCAGGCCCCAGCGGTGAGCACTGACGACGCGGGTCAGGCGCCGTTGTATGACATACAGGTATGTACCCAAAATTCTGGCCTATCTCCCTGCAAGTTCCGCTTACGTCTATCTTCCGTCATCGCCACATAGTTTATACCGGATCCTCTCCCTCCGGTTTGTATTTCGATTTGTATTTCTGCCTGATGTCCTTCAAAGACTTATCCATCACTTCGCTCAAGCAATTATCGCACGGCTCAATGCGCAGTTCAATAACCACAGTATCCCCGCTAGAAGATATATTGCTCGTGGCATCCAGCTCCTTGCCACAGAAATCACATATTACTTTGGTCTCGGTCTTCATTCTTTTCCTCCAGTATCCCCTTGCACGCAGGGCACTTTTTTATACTTACCACAACAAGTATCTTCCCGCAGTGGGGGCACGGTATCACTGCCCCATCGGGTATCGCTCCCATCCACTTTTTGCACCCGACGCATCGGGCATTATCAGAGCTACCATCGGGCATCAGCGTGGAGCGCACATGGCATATCTCCACGCTAATCCTCCTGCCTCTGGTTCCGTCCTTTGCGCCGGGAAAATTGTCACAGTTGTAGTACATTATGCCACTACATGCTCACGACACCATCTTCGTATTTCCATGGGCCGCTGGACAGAAATTCGTCGGTGTAAATCAGTTGCACGATAGCCTGCTGGTTTGCACTGTCTGATAAATCCCTGAATGCATCCACTGCGAGGGTTTTCTTGGGAATTCCTTCTCCCCCGGCCTCAGCCAGTTTGCCGATTATGTACTCGGTGGCCTCAGCCTCGGCGTCGCTCGTGTCGCTAGCCTTCTCCTTGGCAGCAGTCCCGGCCTTCGGTTTGGGTTTCCCCTTAGCCGCAGCAGTCTTCGTAGATTTCTCCTCAGCTTCCTCTCCGGGCATGACCAGAATTTCATCAACAGTCAGGATAGTTGCAGGAAAATCCTTCCCATCCTCGCGCGGGGCCTTTTCAAGACCGGACCTTTTCGGGGCAGGGACTCTGGCCATATGAACTTTTATACCGTCAAATACCGATACGTCATCGCCCATCTCTTCCTCGTCGAATCCGCTGTCAACAAGGCTCTTGAGAAGTATCATTCCATTGCTGTTAAGTTTCAGCGTAGAAGCACTTCCTACCGGCTGAAGGGTCTTCCCGTCCTTGCTGGGTTTCCAGTCCTTGGCATTGCCTATAGACCAGTACTGCTCAGCTTCCTCACCTTCCTCGGTCTCCATTTCTACCTTGATGGCCGGGACAGGCGGCAGGGTTCCGTTGTAGTCAAACATCGCAAACCTGCACTTCTTCCATGTAACGTTGACGTCATCCAAGAGACCGCCTTGGGTCGCTTCTGAGGGTTTTAAACTTACCATTTTTGATTCCTCCATTAAAATTGTTAACATTTCACCTTCCTAAAGGCTTCATTCAAAGCTCGGCGCGTCCTATCTCTGGACAAATGCCATTTCCCGCAAACAGGGCATCGATACATCCTCACGTAGTGCCCATGCTCGCGCATACTCCACATTTTATCCCGCGCCTCGCTCCTCGTGTACCCCGCTTTCCGTTGGCAGGCGCGCAGATTCCGAGTTCTTGCTTGCGTCATCGTTGATCTCCTTTAAAGCCTGCAGTGCCAGATATTTCGCTCGGGAATAGCCGTAGTGATATTCATCTCCGTTAGCTATCTCTCGCAGAACACCCAGCAGTTTTCTGTTTGTATTCATCACCTCCTTCGCCATGTTATTAACTAAACTTCTCGATGTCAGCGTCCGCCGCACACCTTCATGGCCTAGCCTTATCCTTGTGACAAATATATCAACTGGTATACCACGTTCCTTCGCCTTGACATATGCCATTGTTATGCAGTTGCGGCATAGTTCTTTTTCTCCTCGAAACGTATTGAGGATCCTATCATGGTGGCACCATATACACTCGCCAAAATCAGCTCTAGCCATTTTTTCCTCCTTTATTTATCCGGGCCACCACCAAAACCTCGCCTCAAGCCTCTTGATTCTTTCCTCAAAATTCCTCAAAGTGGCCTCCAAAGCTGGATTTGGTTGCGGCTCAAGATGTTCCTCTATTGTTGCCTCCAGCGCTGTTATTAATCCACGGGCGAGATTGTAATAGGCCCGGCTGGTTCTGGAGGCCTGAAATCCAAAGGGACGATGGCCTCGGGACTCCCCGAAGCCATATTTCCCTCTTCGTCATAGGCCACTATCGAGGCTCGGTATACTCCCTCAACCATACGTATTGGGTCGTCCTCGGCAAAGTCGTCCGGCACTACGAACTCCGTCCTGTTCCCAATGTCAATATATGGCGAGTTCTTCGTCAATTCCTCTTCCTCCGGGCAGTAATACATCCGATACCCCGCCACGTCCGGCGACGGCGACGGCGCAAAATTCACCCTGCGACTTGAAATTCTACTTCCTTCAATTACCATTTTCGTTCTCCTTCTCAAATATAGGTTTACCCGCTGGGGCTAACTCAGCCTCCACCAAGAAAGCCCCCTCTTCCATAGCAACGTCGTCGGGGTTAGTGGACTTGATCCACTCTGAGCAATTATCCTCATCACTCTTGTGGCATGCCCTAACCCTGATCTCGTAGACTCCAACTTTTGGTATAGTTACCGTTACCGACAGCCCGGTAGTTTTTGATGCATAGGTTTTGTTGTTGCTCATACTGAACAGCACCACCTGATATATTACATCGGGAGTCGTCGACGCATCCCAACCAATAGCCACTCTGCCCCCTGAGTATACATGAAATCTATATGGTTGGGCCAACGCCGATAGCGATATCAGCAAACAGAAAATAACTGCTATAATTTTCACTGAAAGTCTTCTCATAATACCCCCCTATGGCCGAGGCCCGCGTCCGACGCGTCTCCTCGCCGCTACATTGTTTCCAATTTCGGCGCTGGCGGGACTGTGTTCCTGCTCACAAACGAATCAGTGAACCACTCCGGCGCATAACTCTTGTACCTGTTTATAAACCAAGTTATATTATCGTCGATTATTATGTTCTCGCAGAAATCATCCTTGGATCGGACGCTCCTCCCGCAAGTCTGGATTAGCTGCTGCATGGCTATATACGAATTATACCCTTTGTCGCTCTTGGTCCTCGCCTTAACCAATTTGCTGGTAGAGTCCGGATATGCAATCTTTCCGATAATTTGTATCCTGCATTCGTCTCCCGGAAAATCATATCCAGTTGTGACTGATGGAGATACCAGATACGCTGGGGCCTTGGCCTGCTTGAACAGTTTAACGGCCTTCTCAACTTCCTTGGGTCCGTGATCCATCATGCATTTCATGTTCTTGCTGTTCATCATTACCATTTCTTGTCGCTTGTACGATACGGTGTGGATAATTCCTTTGCGGTCCTGTCTGGCCCTAAGTATCTGGTCGATGCGCGTAACCCACTGCCTCAATTCCATGTCGCTGATCTTGTAGTTCATCCGCACCGTAGGGACGTGCACCAGACGCCTCCTCTCTATCGGGAATGAATGCTCGAACTCTAGCTTGGAGTATTCGTCGCGCGCTACCCCGAGTATTGCTGCGGTCTTCCCGCACATACTGGCGCTAGTCATTATTATGTTGGGGATATCTCTGAACAGCACTCCTTCGCAGTACGGCGCGGGCCACACCGGGCACAGTTCTATGCGGTATCTGGTCACGTCACATATCCAGTTCTCCCCCATACTCCGCATCTCTTCGAGGTTAACCACAGTTCGCTTGAGCTGTGCCAGTCTGCGTCGAATTGAGCGATTGTTGGTTCCCATCCTGATACTGCGCTGTACAGATTCCACCTCGCGCTCGACGCTGGGCAGTCTGCTGCGCGCCCACTCCCTCCATTCCGGGATTGTCATCTGGGTCGGGCGCGACGGGTAGTACGGCATCAGAACCTCATCTTCCTTGTCGAGCGATATGGTCAAAAAATTGCTGACTATATCTGGCGCATTGTGAGCCTCGTCGCACACTAGGGTATCCACATTTCCGAGTCCGTCCCCGTACATATTTTGGTTCATCCAGTATGAATAATTAGTTACCACTAGAGGGGCGCGTTGGGCGCGGCGCACGGCATTGTAATAATCGCATCCGAAGTTTTTTAGCTTGCATTCGATTCCGGCGATGCACGGCCCGTGGTCGCAGGTCGTCTCCCCGTCAGCCTCAAGGTTGCAGAAATAGGAATTTCGTCCGCGCACATCCACCATCCCAATGGACTTGAAATCCTCCAGCAGTTGCGTCTGTAGCCCCTTGGTACTGGTTAAAATTATTGCTCGGCCACCAAGGAGAATGGAGGAAGCAGTATATTGCAGGGATTTTCCACTATTGTGTACTACAATCCCGTTAGCCACAAAATTATGGTAGTCTGGGCATTCAATATCGTAGGTTTCCTCCTCCCCGACATACCTAACATCCACAACTCGCGAATAATGCGGAACTCCTTGTCCGAAGTTCCTGTATAGGTCATGCTCAGCATTGTGATCCCCGATCGATAAATGAATTAAGTTTGTGGGATCATTATTGTAGTGGTCCCCATCTTTATGGTGTACGCAGTATCTAGCCGGATCTATATATCTAAGGTTTTCCCATTCATTTGAGTTCGCTCTTAGAATTTGGCAGTATTCTTCGATAGATATTCCGTTTATGTATGCCTCATATACCGCTCTATGTACTTCTATGCGTCGCGTCCACCCTCGCACCTCTTTGGAAGTGATTGTTCTAGACGCATACGGATGATTCCACAAATTTGTTATATAACTATCGCGGAGTTTGTCTCGCACACCCCCAGACCTTACAGGCTTTATAGTGTCCACCATAACTAGATGTTTATTAGTCAATTCTCCGAGTGGAATCCATCCGGTATCAGTCATTACCAAGTGCTCATACGTAGCTTTCAGAGTTGTCCTATCGGCTAGACAAAGTTCATATACCGGCTTGGCCCCGCTATACAGTATGTCTGTAGCCTCGTGCAACTGCACTCTGGTTCCATCATAGGACCTAACCATGGTTGGGATAGTGTCCTTCCATTTAGGTCCTTTGTTTAGTTTATGGTGACACTTATACATTTGTCTGATGGTTTGTCTTTTGCTGCATCCACCACGATTACGCACTATTATGGTATCTCCCGACAAACACCCCGTGGGGCATATCTGGACGCGGAAACGTTCGGGCTGTTGCGTGGCGTGAAGTATTGCCTCGCCCTGACCCGAGCGCCACCCGGCAAATTTCGCTGGAAGTCCTATCGCCTCCGGCGGAAATAATAATGACATATTTACTCCTCTGCTATGCTATCCCTTCGAATTTTCAAGAGTGTATATTGTGTTGGCCATATTATTCGCGGCTTGAGTGTACTTCAAAGCGTCATCTGCTTTAATATTGCCCGTGATTTTGTCCGCAAGGACTTCAATCGCCTTTACCAATTTTACCTTCGCTGTTTCTGCCATAGGGTTTTACCTCCTATATGCTGCCGATTAATTCAACCGTGATCGGATCGGCTTTTCTCGACCACGGAAGCATAATATTAAGTTCACCAGTTCATATGGTGAAACGGTGGTTATGGTTTAATCACCCCAATAGGACATCTCTTCATCTGCTGCGCCTTCAGGATCGTCAAAATAATCCATAACTGTATCGTGCCCTGAATTTTCACTTGCATTAAAGGTATCTTCAGCAAGTTCTTTAGTAAACCCATACTGGTCTATTAATCGTTTAATATATCGTGCCTTCCATGTTCCTATATCCATTTCACCTCCTGCAAAATAACATCCAACTAACCAGCCGGGCGGTTAAAGGTTAACCATAAACATAGCCACATTCGCATGGATCACATAAACAACGTGGGCAGGCGGATATATTTGTCCGGTCTGGATTAATTTGCTGGGTATGGGGTTCCCTGAACATATCATCCAAATGGTGTTGACCACCACATACACAACAGTCCACATTCCAAACGTTTTGTTCATCTATCCAAAATGACGCCTGTAACGCGTCCATGTAATCGTCAATATTGCTGTCTGGACAAATAAGCTTTATTTTGTGATTATTAATTCTATTCATATTCCCTCCAAAAGACATAACGCCCAAATAACCAGCCGGGCGGCTAAAGGTTAATCTTTAGCACATTCAGGTCTATGTTGATTGTACCCGTGGCAGTATGGACATTCCTTCCCGTCTGAGTTAATTTGATGGTTATATTCAAGTTGTTGATCATGACGTCCAGCGTCATATCCTTTTATAAATGTTGATAGTTGTTTTTCCTGTGCCGCATGAGCATGGCCGCTTCTTGCTGATATTATTTCCCAACATAATTTTATTCTATTTTTAAATGATAATTTCATAAAGGCCCCTGAGAATATAACAATTGAACTAAGGCGCAAGCAGCTTGCCACAAGCCATACAATAACCTAGGCTTGCTGGTGGGCGCAGAGGGTATTTGCACTGGCAAAATGGTAGCTTGTCGGCCTTGAGTGATGGATTATGAGGAGTGTCGGGCGATATAGATTCAAGATCATGCGCACATTCCTCAAACCCGTGAGCTGCACAGTGTTCCCCGTGATGATTATATCCAGCGGCTGCATTTCTCCACTTTAAAATTAATTCCATCATTTTTTTACTGACATCGTCATTTATTTATTGATTCCAATGAGACATATTTTATTTTTTGCTTTTTAGTCCAGTGGCTCTCATATGGAGATATTTCGGGACAATTGGGGTTAAAGCAAATAGGCTTACCAGCCAAATGACCATCATTCCACTGTCCCCACCCTATTGATTTACACTTGCAATCAGGGCAAATATTCCGCCAGTAATAAGTTTTTCTGATAAGTTTTTTTATTATTCCCATAAGATTTTTTATACCTCCTGAAATATAACACCCAACTAACCAGCATCAGTCTGGTTGAGTAATTTTGGTTATTGCTTTATACAGACAGCCCCCGGTATACCGCCTTTAACATCACAAGGGGTACTGCAACTATTTTCAAAATATTCAACAGATTCGTGTTCTCTTTTATGATAACAATTTTTAACCTGACATTCTTCTGACTTATTACATTTCATTTTATCACCTTAAAACAACACCCAGCTACCAGCCGGGCGGTTAAAGGTTATTTACGATGAAACTTGGGTTATAGGTTTTCCCCTGCTATATCTTGTATCTTACCTAAAATATCAACTGCTCTGTAGATTTCTTTCGACAATAAATCTACATCAATAAAATTAAACTGAAAAATAGTTTTAGTTAATTTTTCAGTTTCTAATAATTTAGATTTATAGTACTCAGCTTCACACCTTGGGCAACACCAATCACTATTAACTGATCTTGTGTCTGTGTTGCAAGGATTGCCCGTAACCATACATCTAGGAATTAATTCCACTGCCTTCTTTGCCCGGTCTGAGTTGGCTTGCTGTTTTTGCAGTCTCTTGTTGTCAACATACCCACACACAGACGCATAACAGTCGTCACATACTTCATGGTTGGCAACAAAACGCCTAATTCTGAGAGTGATAGGTATCTTGCACAGACACATATAGCATGTAGTTCTTTTGTCTGTTGTTTCCGCCATATTATTCCTCATTGTGATATAACTTTTTCCATTCTTCAAGTGCGGCCTTGTGTATACGACAAACAAATGTATGCCCCGTTCTGGCATCAGGTTGCCATTTATCAAGATTACAATTACATTGCATCTCCAAAGCTTTTTTGTCTGCTAGGGGTTTGAGGCTTTCCCTATTCATCTTTTTCATTTTTTACCCTCCTGATTATCTCGTATAAATTTCTTTCAATCTTATCTAATCGATCCGAAATAAATATTGTTTGAATACACAAAAACACACATATCACAATTAAGAATACCATCATTTATATCGTCCTTTCTTTAGAATTAATTCTCTTCCATCCTTCAAGGAAATTACACCATCTTTTTTGCCGTGCCCACAACATGAAGCCGCCGTCTCTATATTGGCTGCATTTAGGGCTGCTACGATATCGGCAATACATAAATCAATGCCTTGAACCCTTCCTTTTATTGGCATAGGTATTTGGCATCCATACGATCCCATTTCACAGCATTTACTAGGTTTTTTCATATGATCTCCCTTACCAAAAATAATTAATTATCGCAATCCCAGTCCCCCAACCCCGGAGGTTGGGCAGGGCAGTTATTCGCTGGCGCCGTGCGCCGAGAGGGAGGAGTGGTGGGGCAACTACCGACTTTCTAAGAACCTGCCTGACGTAGATAAATTTTTTACGCCCCACCAATTCCTCCACTCTCAGCACAACCCCCCAGCCCGCAAATAACCCTATCAGATAGCCCTATAGCTCGGCCAGAGGCCGAGGGGGCAGGGGGAATTGAAAAGTGAAAGGACCAAAACCAACCCCTTGTGACCGCCCGCCCACCCATTCTATCATATGACGCGACGCCTCGTCAACCCCCCTAGCAGCAGCAGGTGCTCGGCAGCTCCATGAGCCACGCCACGTGGTGCTTGGCATATGCTTCATTGCCGTCGGGGTACTCTTCGCAGGGGCCGATCATGGATTCCTCCGGAGCCAGAGTCTCCCCGCGAGGAACCTTGAAAATGTCCACCCCTCCCATAAACCCTGAGTTTCGGACATATACCCTGGCCCCTGTCTTGCTGGCCACTCTTTTAATGCTCTCCATAAAACAGTAGTTACATGTCATTTTTTTTTCCTCCTTCAGTTTATTGATTGATATGCTTATAGCCTCAACTGCGCATCTTTTATTAGATTCAATCCACCATGCACATTTTTCCTCCTGACAATCAGTCATTGATATTCATTATTATTCTACTCCTTCCTCCTTGTCCAAAATGGCCCGAAGGACGCGAATTCTGTTGCCCGCCCGAACCCTGTCGCGCGCGAAGAACTGGCCCGAATCCATTATCGCCTCAAGATAGTTTAGCTCGGTGCGCGGAGTCGCAAAGGAACCCCTAGACGCCATCCCCATATATTGACGGAAAATGGCCGAATGCTTTTGTTTGGGGATGCGGTCATCCGGCATTTCACCTCCATTTTCACAATACTGGAGCAGGCGCTCCATTGACATTCCTGTCACCTCTGCTATACTTCTGAGGCACGCGACGGACGGGGTTACTTTGCCGTGCATAACCTTGATGATATGTGCGTAGGTGTACCCTGTCCTCTTCGCGATTCGGGCATAGTTCAGTTGTCTAGCCACGGTAGTTTAGCCTATGGTATTCGCACGCCCAGTCTTTCCAGAACGGGAATTAATGCATCCTCTAGCTCACTGGAGGAAAGCCTCTCCATTACTATCCCTCCGATCCTCTCTGCCACTCCATCGAGAACAGCGAGTAGTGCCTCCTCTATCGGTACAGTTATTCCTTTTATGTGGGTGGGTATTTCTTTTTCCTTCTCTGGTAAGGTGTCTACGTTTACACAACTGCCCTCAATCTCGATGTCTTTCGACAGTACAATTGAGAGTCCTCCAATCCTTACATGTCTTCCTTTCGGTATTGTCATTCGCGCCATAATTGGCCTCCTTTCGATGTGATGAGACCAGTATACAGCGCGAGCCGCACTTCGTCAAGCGGGGTCTAGGACCGGGCAACTCCTTTGGATTTTTCGACGCCGCGAATGATTGCTAGGCCTAGCATGGCGCTGACCAGCTCCAATAGCCCATTCGCCTCGACCGGGAAGGGTGCTAATGCTTGGGCAGCCCATGAGATTTTAACCCACAGAATTGCCGCGAGCAGATATTGCGGAATGAAATAGCAGCCAAGGGATACACCGCATACCCACCCAATAAAGGGGCGCCACCCGGACACAAACACACTCGGATGCTTGGCCTCCTGTATGTTGATCTGGACTTGGCCCTCGCGCGCCATATTCTCCAGTTCCATCATTTTTTCCTGTAGTTCAGCCTTCTTTTCTGGGGACATATCCCCTGTTATGGCAGTGCGTATATCCTTGGCCAGACTGCCAACGCCCTCAAGCACTCCTTTAACTGTGCCTGCGCCAGTTTCGGCGAACAATTTTCCGAGAAATCCCATTGTATATTCCTCCTTTGTATCTTTTATACATCTCTTTTGTATCTTGTTTACGCAGAGAACGGATCCGAGAACAGTGCTATGTTGGACCTCGACCGAAATGGCCGCACTTTCACGAATGCATTTTGCCGCATAGCATCTTCTACCGTCAGCGTCGAGGAACCCCCGCCGGAGGCCCCGATCGACAGATCATCCGATATGCACATTTCCACATGAATGACCCGGCTATCGGGTCCTTTGTTCCAGAACACAAGACATCCTAACTTGGGCGTGTCTGTCTCGGGAAACATCTTGGATAGCTGGTCCGCTGTCCAGTCTCCGCCCCTCGGCAGTATTCCTACACTTTTCAGTATCTCAATTGTTAGACCTGAACAGTCGAAACCCTCCGGGTCGTCCCCTCCCCATCTATATGGGGTGCCCAGATATGACATGGCAATTTGTTGCGCAATGTAGCGCTTAAACGATACAGAACTCATGTCGATCCTCCTTGGCTGCCGCCATTTTTTGCTACTATTCCATTTAATGTTTGTTGTATTAGCTGGGTAGTTGTGTCCAGACTGTGCAGACATTTGGTCTGCTCTTCCAGCTTGGCGTCAAGCTTCTCGAACCTGACCTTGCCTTCTCTTAATTCATCTACCACCACGCTGTGGGATACGTCGTACACTTCCCTGTCCAGCTTGCACTCCACCTTGTTGTTCAGCCACTTAAGTAATCCTCCAAATACTACCACGATCACCCCCGCTACTATGCTTTCGATAAAGTTCATACACTTTCTCCTGTTGCGGTTTTCTTAAATACCCGCCTAAATGCTCGCACGATAAAGTTCGGTTTCATATTCTCTGCGATATAGGCCTCATTTTCGCGCTTCATATGACCCATTATGGCTGCATTGAACCTGCGCTCAACCAGTTCCGCCGCCTGTGTTTTTATAGCCCTGTTCGTCCGCGTAAGCTCGTCGAACATGCTGTGAACTGCATCAGTCCCGCTTTTGTCTATGCCGCACCCGCAGTGACACTTGGTAGTAGAGAATTTCTTCCCGGAGGCAATAGCCACGAATGTTTCGTTGATTACTACTTCGGCGATGTCCTTCTGGATGCCAAGCTGTTCGGCCCGCTTAAATACTGCGTTAATGGCGTCCTCCACTGGGTTGTCCCTGCCATAGCCTTCCCCGATCCACAGTTTCTTGTAATTTAACATTAATGACATAATCCCTCCATTATGGTGCTAAACGTTTGCGTGTAGTGTAGGTCCCGTCAGTGGCGTAGCACGCGGCTATTGACCCTTGTGAGACACTGCTCTCATTGAAGAACTCAGTATTCCCTGTGGCTTCGGTAATTATCATCTTGTTGACCAGTGCGATTCTAAGCTCATCGGCTATAGTATCTATTGTGGATAGTTGCCCATCAATGTCAGAATCGTCTGCAGGATCGTCAGGCAGATTATCTGTGCGTTCCTGGATTGTATCAAGTTTTCCATCCATTGTGCCTTGATTTGTGGCAGTTGCCATATCCGGTATGGAGTCAAAACTGCTGCCGTCTTCAGTGTCAAGCATAAATCCTGTAGCAGTAGCCCAGTCACCCTGATTAGTCTGAAGTTCGTCTGTATCATTAAGTATTGCATCTATATCAGTCCATAGTTGTGCTCCGGCTTTGCCTGCGTCTGTGTGCCCTGTCGATGCCTCGTCCCACACTGCATCAGCAATACCTTCAGCCGTTAACGCTGATCCACCAGCATTATCAGCAATTTCCTTAACTACAGAACCAGCTACAGAATTATCATAATCTGTTCCCGAGTCCGTATTAAATAGATCAGCTAGAGCAGACGCTTTTATTTCATCTACACTAACATCTCCAGTTACACTACCTACTGAACCAGATAGATTTCCAGTTATATCTCCAGTAATATCCATAGTCTGATTAGGTAGATTTATTGCTGTTAAATGATCCCCGTCTCCACCGGCTTCAGTAAGACCCACACCCGCTGCACCTATTTCGGCAGTATCAACAAGGATATCGTCAACAATACCATCAATGGTGTCTATTTTACCGTCCATAGTGGACAGCGTTCCGGGGATATCGTCAGTTTGAAGTTCATTGGTGTCAGCTACTATGTCTGCTGTCTCTGCCTTAACCGCTGCAATATCCGCTGAGACACTAGCTCCTGCTGGCGCCCCGAGCCTTGCATAGTTATCACCAGTTTGAGCCGTGTGTCCTGTTAATGCTGTGCATGTATCAGTAAGAACGACTCCCTGCACTTTATGTGTAGATGGATCGTATCCGGTATCGGCGAAATCCTTGAGATCTGTCGCCGACTGCGCTCCATCCCCAATTTGAAGAAGATTAGCCTCCACAGGCTTAAGGTCGAAACTACCAATAAAACCTGTTGGGTTCTGAGAATCAACCGCAAGGGTACAGAACACTGCATAGGTATTTCCAGCGGCGAATCCATTAGCAGCGGTGGCCTCTACCTCAACCTCGTAACACCCAGCAGGATAATTCGCATGGCTTAGAAGTACGGGTGTAGGAGAGTCAACTGGGGCAGCATCGGAAGCAGCGCCAGCTAATCTAACATCTGCCGCAGGACTTGCTCCATCATTTCCTGAGCCACTGGTATCGTTGGAGCCAAACCAGAAATAGACACTATCTTCTAATGTAGCATATTGTTTCATTGTATTACTCCATTAAATAAATCAGAGCCTAAATTTGGCCCTTGAAGTTGGTTCATAATTGATCCTCCGCCCCCAGCAGGTGTATAAACAATGGTTAGTTCGGTTCCATCTCCACTTTCCACTGCAACAAGACCAACATAGTCATAGCCACTTGGACTATTTTCAAGGATTGCTATAGCCCAAGGATCATTTTCTTGATGAGCTGCTGCAACTTCATCTCCATTAAATCTGTGATTAAAAAGTGTAGATAATTCAGATGAGTCTCCGTCCGAACCGTCCCACGCAACTGCATCAGAGTGGAATACTCCGTCAACAGGTCTATTAGTATCTCCCCATACTGCCGGCGACCTGGAATCAACTAATTCAATAGTAGCATCTTGAACACCTGATCCAGTAGTTCCTGTACTATTAACAGTAATTTTACATCCGTTTGTGGCAGTTGCTCCAGCAGGTACAGATATAGAACTCCAATGTAATCCTGCATTAAAAGCCGCGCCTCCATAAGAACCGACAAAAATAACACCGCTATAATTATCAAACCAAGATCCACCAACTGTTTCAAATCCATCACTTGTGGCTTCTGTAGGACCATAAGTAGTGTCTGGGTAAATATAGAGCCATTCGTCAGCCTCAACGTTGAAAGGCCCCATGATAATGTTAATTTTCTTTGTGCCATCGCCATTATCTATTACTGCAATTTCTCTCTCTTCGGCTTCATCATAATCCCATCTCCATGTAAACTTATCAGTTATTTTAAAACCCATTGTTCGTATGGGATTACCGAAGGCGCCAGAATTTTGAATCTGAATTATTTCTATATCGTCAGGTAAATCATCAAGTATAGCAATAATCCTTACCTGTCCTGCAACCGGAGACTTTAATCTAACTCCAATATGTATATTGTCTCCACTTCCACCAGCTTCTAATCCAATGGCAAGATCATACGGATTTTGAGAACCAAAGCTTAAATGAGCATCTGGAAAAGTTAAGTATCCGGTACACTTCTTCTCTCTTTCTACCCATTCCCCTCTGAAAACTTCCCCATCTCTGAAACCTCTTTCAGGTGTTCCATGTGGTTGTGTAACCCATTCACCGCCTATGTATGCTTGTACAGCAAATTTGAACTTGTTGCATATAACCTGACCGAGCCTTGATATCGTTTGTCTGTCGGGATCAAGTCTTAAGACATTTTTACTTTTGCCAAATTTTAACTGAAAGCCATCCTTGACATATGGTTGGTATTCTCCATTACCATCCAATATATTTTCATCGCCAGGAGAACTTCTGAAGGCATAAGTATTAGGTATAACAACATCCAAGTCATCAGTAACTTCAAATGTTCTACCTGCTTTTTCCCATTTTAAGTGATTGAATTTCATTGTAAATACCTATTTAATTTAGTTAATATTTGTGTCCCACTAATACGATTTGACAAATCTATAAAACAATGCTTCTTTCCCTTTAATGCCTCATTAATGCTATTGTCATCAGAGTCATATCTCTTATCAGCATCTTCTAAAGACCATCCAAGTCTATCATGCATACTTTGTACTGTGGTTTTTTTATCTCTCCAACATCTTATCAACGTAGGATTATCAAAGGATTCAACTATTTCTTTCATTTTAAAACACAATAGAGGCTCTTTAAATCCCCATTTTTTATGTTTTGACATTGTTTTTATAAATTCAGTATATTCCATATTAAAATTATAATGATCTTCAAGTGTGCATACTGAATTTATAAGTTCCTTACACGCTTGATGTAATTTAACATCCTCAAAACTACCTCGGGGCCAGACATGGGTTTTTCCGTGAGTAGTTCTATATAAACATACTCCGAAATATTCATTCACAATCCTAGCCACGAAACTTGATCCGCTTCTCGGAGGAGATATAATAATTACAGGGTTTGTTACCAAAGTTATAATATCCTCTGCTTGTCAGTCTGAAAGTCAATGTCTATACCGGCATTTCTAAGCTCAGTACCTTGCAGAAGAAATGGAACAAAACCCTCGGATCCGTTGGAAATATTACTTTCCCCTACATGACTTTTGTAGACTTTCTTTCCGCCATCTCTGATATAAATTCTGCCATTGGCAGTATATTTTTCTAAGGTCTCTGACATTACAATTCATGCCTCAGTCCCTGTGTGGCCGCGAAGTATGCTCTCGCTGCAGCAGTAGGAGTTGGAGTAGGAAATACCCCGCCGCTAACTACTGCCAGCCAGTCATTTAAAGGTTGATATTCAACTGCTCCACCATTTATTCCGCCTATTCTCCATGCTTGCAGTGGCATATTATCCCTCCAGTTCTATCTCTGCAATATCGTTGGGGTCGAACCCGCTCTCGATATTAGCCCAATTTCGCGTTGACCCCCCTCTTGTTGATACAATCAGAAGCCCCGTTGCCGGAGGCTCGGTTACTTGCTTGACTGACAGGCTCTCAAGATACCCCGTATCGGCACTTTTGTTCTGCGCTCTGAACGAGGAATTTGGGGAAATATAGCTAAAGTATTTCGTAGCTGATTCGGTGAACACTGTTACTTTGGCCGTAGGTCCAAGTTGAATCCCGTCTCCGCCTTCAGCATCCATATCAACAACAAGTTGAAATAATCCAGTTGAGAATATACTAAGTTGATCTAAGTTTTTATAAGTATCCACAGGAGCATACGCTTTGCCATCACTAAATGTCCATGCCCTGTCTCCTTCCCCCACTACCCAATCGGTTCCACCAGATTCAAAATCCCCATTAGATAAAAGTTCTTCTCCAAGTGTCAACCCACTTCCAATTGATCCAGTGAACCCGACAGCTTTTTTCCCCGACGAATCTATGAGTGTAAGCTTCTGTGTGCCCGCGTACGACGATAGGTCGACATCCGAGTACACAAAGGCTATTCCATCGACCAGAGATGCCAAAACTGAGGTAAATTCAGTTATGCTGGTTATGGGTCGATTGACCCCTCCCCCCAACTGGTTTCCTATTACTCGCATGCTAGCCCCCGTCTGTCCACGTCCCCGACCGGCCCAGAGTTCTCCACCCATTTATATCATCGTTGTGAAGAACTACAAAATCCCCAGCCCCGCTCGCGGAAGATATTTTATCCCCGTTATCCAGCGCTACGCCATCCAGCACAATTCGGTCATTGGCATTGGGGTCGACATGTACCGCTGCCGCAGTTGTGCTATACACAGTTATAGCCAGACCATCTCCGATGACTGGAGGCAGAGTTACTGTCCCAGTCGCGGTCATATACAAAATCTGGCCCCGACACTGATCCCTTGTCAGAGTTATATTCCCGTTGGACTCTATGTCGGGGGTACCCCCGGCGATATCCCCCGGAGTATTAATAGCGTCCCCTATGACAAGCTTTCCATTTATCCGTTTCATTATACCAACCTCCTGCTGTACAGTGTCAGCCCCCAAAGGTTATCATCCGTGTTCGGGAAAGTAACATATACGATATCGTTCGGGTCGAGGGGAATAGGCTCGTCGAATATATCGATTATATCCTGAACCCCATACATCGGCTCGTCATATATCTTCCTGTCCCATGCCGCGCCGCGACTTGCATCCACACTTATCTCCAAATCCTCCTCGGTCGCGCAGGCTGCAGCCAAATGCAGTGCTAGACCCCAGAACTCACTCCTTTCCGGGTACTTGAATCCGGGTCTGAGAGTCTCCGTTCCGCCCGGAGTCTCGGCGACGTACGGGGCCAGTATGTCCAGAGTATTTGCCGCAACCGCTATGATAGTTCTTAGCCCATCATAATTGGTGGTTCCCTGAACATAGATGCAATTGCTCTCGTTCCGTTTCCACGCATCTGCAGTGGCCTTAAATCCGTGATCATTGCTGGTTAATCTGACTACTCCACCAACTCCTGTCGCCCGGATCAGGTCCGGGTAGCTCCCTGACTGATTGGATATAGCCGAAGCCCCAATGACGGTGTTCATTTCCTCATCGCCACTGAAATGCCATTTGTCCAGTCTACTAATATCTATTTCCATTTAACACCCCCATTATATAGGTTTAACGTTTTCTTCCCCTTGATATTGTCTGTCTGGCCCTTTTCTTGGAAAGGCCCTTCTTCTTATCTTTTTCCCTGAGATACTCAATTCCAGCTTCGGTTCTGAATGGGCCTCCTAGCACTGCCCGAACCTGCTCCGATGTTCCCCTGACCCTAAACAACTGATGCCCTCTGACGTCCGTGACCTCTCCTCGCGCCACAGCCTCTATTCCCTGAATGGTTCTGTCCCACTGGACCCCGGCAGTAGTATGATACCTAAGCAGCCACTGGCGGAGCTTGGTGAAATCTTCGTATTTCATAAAGCGCTGTATTCCGGTGGCCAGATCACTGAAATACTCGAACGGGGTAGTTCCGCGCCCGGACTGAGGCCCCCCGACATATTCCCCGACGTAAGGGATCTGCCCCATAATATATCCGAAGAACGGGACAAATGAGCTTACAGTCCATGGCTTTCTCCCGATCGATTTATCGACAACGGCATTAGTCACCATTATTGCAGCAACCCATCTCCCCAATATCATCAAGCGTCGACGTATGGTCGCTCTCCCGGCATCGCTGTCCGGGTCTACCTTTTCCCCTTCTGGCGGAGCCTCCTTTGAGGAGATAGTGTGGTATATACCGACCCTTCCGATAGTGCTTCTCAATATCGGAACATTTATCTCGCGCACTGTGTTGAACACGTCGAAAGCAAATGTCTGGAATGGGGTCACTGCTCCAACTTCTCTAGCCCTCAGCAGCCCCGGAAGATCTGCGTAGTTGTACATGCTCTGGGTCTTGGCTCCTCCCTCGGAGGCGTACTCCCACAGCGCCCGTCCCGTAAGGCCCAAATGATTCTTTCCATAGTAATATGCTGAAGCTACAGCATGCCCAGTCAGTAAATTCTCTATAGCCGATGTAAGGAAGTTAGCATACTCGGTAACAGAATCCAATTTGCTGGCCTGCAGCCTTTTGTTTTTGGTGATAGAATCCTGCACATCTTGATAGTGTAGTTTCCCGCCCCATCTGGATTTGACTATTTGGCTGTACGCTATCTGCTGAACAGCCTGATTCATCGTCGGGCTTGTCAGGTAGGACAGCCCTTTGATGTTAGCGATAGTGCCATATCTGGCAAAGGTTATTCCAGCGGAGGATGTCTGAATGAACATATTCCACGTGAAGTTCAGCGGAAAAACTGCCCTAGACAGATTTCTGCGCAGCGATAGTAGTCCTCCGTGAACCTTCTCCGGAAGGACTCTCTTGGCAACCTTGGTTATGGCCGGGCTAGTTCCGGCGAACACCTCACTGGTCCACGTATTTATCGCATCTGCGGAGTGATCAAGTCCGACGCTTTTCATAACCGCGCTATATATTTTATTGTTGTGGATTATATTAGTGTCGAATATATCCCTCCCGGACGTATCTGCATAATCGGCCATCAGAACAGACAGTCTGCGCTCCTTCATATAGTCCGGGATTCCTCCTTCCTTGGGCAGCGCTCTTGGGTTGAAGGGTTGGTTCGGCTGTATAAAGTCCGGCATCTCTGGCCGCTCCATCACCAAATGGATATTGTGCATGGAGCCATAAAGTTTGGCCCACGCATTCTGCGCAAGTATGTCCGGGGAGTAGAATGCCCTGCGCGGGATTTCCTTCTGTTTCCTCAACCGACGTGCAGTGTTGACATTGGCCCGCATCCGGGTATATAGAACCCTAGCCTCGATCGCGGCCTCGACAATATCCCTGTGGTCCTTGGGCTTGATTTTTACCAGCGCCTCTTTTACCCCCTTCATGCTAAGTATGTCGTCGACCTTCTTTCCGAAGGCCTTGCTCTGGCTAACATGCTCTAGCACTGCTGTGACGGCCTCGTCTTTCTTGCGGGTCCGGATTTTGTGCTTGTCCAGTATATCGGCTACCTGAGATTTTTGATAATCCACCCATTTGAGCTTCGCCATCATTGTGGAGCGAGCTGGCCACAGGACATGAGACTGGACCGGACCCCCGAAATGGCCTTGGTCAATGGCCTGCATCATCCGGGTCGGGTCCGTCCACATTTCCACGCGCTTGCTGATATCGGTGTATGCGGAAATTGTGTCCTTAAACTTGTCTAGAACAAAATATCCACTCTGGCGTATGGCGGGCTTGATATTTCCAGCTTCCGTGGTAATAGTGGCAATGTACTGCTTGGCCTTCTCGTCGAACCTGTACACCTCGGACGGAAGCAACTCGCCAATGGTAGGCATATTGTCGAAGTATACCTTGATATTGGCCGGGTCCTTCTCCTTGAGATATGCTATGGCGCTTTTGTCCAGCGGAGAACCCTCTATCGGGGTATAGAACTGCTTCTTGTACGCCTCGACGCGGGCTTTGACCTTCTCCGCGCGGCCAGTTTTGGCAGCAGAGTCGATGGAGAAAAGCGTCTGACCCTTGTGGAGAACAGACTCGCGCATCGCATCAGTAATTTCAATATAATGAACCTTTGCCTTATTCACGGCTATTCTATCGATATTGTCGGGGGTTACTTGTTTCTGGTCTACTCTGCCCTCCCATATTTCCAGTTTCCCGGTCTTCGCTCCCCATTGCTTGCCATATTTTTCGGCGAATCCGGGGAGGCGTTGGTCGTAGAAAGTTTTCATACCCTCGCCGCCAATGGTTAGGCCTTCCCCCTCCACGCTACCCCGGCTCTCCCCAGACCGAATGCGATCGGCAAGCTGCTTCCCTACAAGATCTTGAAGTGTAACCTCTTGGTTATGTATCTTGGTAGAACCCTGTAACGGTATAACTTCGCTGAACACTACCTTCCCATCTTTGTGTCCAGTTATAGTAGCATACCCATTCCCAGCGCTGTCATTCATTAATTTATCAGCTATATCCTGCACCGGCGCCCTATATGACCCATCGGTTCCTTCAACAAATTGTCCTGTTCTATTGTTGAATACTGCATAGTGGTTATCGGACAGCCTCTCAACACTGAGATTATCATTGCTTACGTTCTGCCAACTGATACTATCCACGACCCGTCTCGTCGCCTTTGACCAGCGATCCACCTGCTGTATTCCGGTCGTCCACGCCAGTCTGTCATATCCCCTCTCAGCGGCCCAACGCAACATTCTCTTGAGAGTTAGCTCGTGCCAAGTGTCAAGGAAAGGAGCACTTGGCAGCGCAGATTTAGCCCCCTCAACGCCTCCAGCATGCGCCAACAATTCGTTATACTCTTCCTCTAAGGGTTTCTTCTTGGCCTCGTACTCTTCCAACAACCGGGCGTCTTCACTGCTAACCATTCCAGTCTCCTTTGCTGTTTGCAGCCAGTCGCTCTGTACTTCCTCAAGAAATAGCACACTGTTTCCTTCCGTATCCGCTCTGGAATTGAAACGGGTGTGCGCTAAGACGTTTGGCTCTTCCCAGTGATCAGACTGAAAATTTGGCCCGGCAGGAACTTGCTCATACGTACCAATCATAGTGTATGGGGCATTGGTTGCGGGGAGTGTCAGCAGCAATTCTCCATAATCCTCACCTCCGGGAAGAACATATTCCTTATACTGCGTATCGCCGGGCATTAATTCTTCAGGGAGCACTTCCTCATCTATAGCTGGCAATCCATCATTCCTTATCCCTTTTATCGCAGCAGTAACTTCTGGGACAACATCTGGGTCCAGACCAGCGATAACGTCCTCAGGGATTTGAGATATGGCACTCATCAATTCCTGTCGAACCTGCTCAGCGGAAGAATAATTTCCCCAACCATCCACAATATTTCTTATAGTGGTCATTTCTATATCAGATAGAAATTCTTCGTGCAACACTCCTTCCTCCATTAGGATTCCCAGCCTGTAGTCAGAGTTATATATAAGAGAGGTTACTTCATTTGCTATCTCCATTGCAACTTCTTCGTCCCCTCCTTCTCCCTCCTTAAATACTTCGCTAACTTGGACTTTATTGGAATTAACCCATTCTGCGAAAGCCTGCCGGTCGATCTTGCCCTGCTTGGTCTGATTATCAGACAGCCATTGCTCAACTCCCATCCATTTCATCTCGGCGGGTTTCACCCCTTGCTTTAACAACCAATTTGGCACGGACTGAGCTTTGGTAGGCATAGATGGATCGGCGGCTACTTTCGCTAGTTGGCTAAATCCCCACTGCACCGGAGTCTGTTCCCCGGCAAATGAGGTAGTTGGATTTCTAGTTACCCCAATCGGTCGCGTCCTCCATACCCCGCTGCGGAGACTCTCCCATACAACCTTGACATCGGCGCTGGATGTGAATCCCTTCCCTCTGGCCCAGTTCCATACTCGCTCCAACAATGCCTTCAATTTGTTGAATATCCTTGTAAGCCAGTCCGGTCGTTCTTTCTTCCTGCCCTCAAGGAAGTCAAAATAGTCGTCTGCCTCGGCTTCTTCATTGTCACCATAGAATTTGGAAACGCGCTCACTCTCTGCGCGGGGCAGCATCCACGCTTTCATCAAATGGTATGTCTCGTGGACGGTAGTCTTTTTCAAGCGCCCAGTTCCCTGATCCAGTGACAACTGCATTATGGCGAAGAGGCCCGTCGGATCGAATGTCGTGGCCCCAAGCACTCTCTCCATCTGCTTGCCAAGCTGCGACCACTGCTGAATGCTCTCGTCCACGCCCTCTTCCGGAACTTCCACTATGGATTTAAGCTCGACATCAACCCGGTCCATCAATTCCTGATCGGCTCCAGCCTCCTTCATCCATTTGGGTATCTCAGACACCAGCCTAAGTATCCTGCCCTGCTGCTTGGGGGGTATCGAGTTCAGGGCGCGGTTGTTCACATCCCCGACATAACCCCCTTTGGATAGCTTCGACAGTAGCTCCTGCATTTTCCTCAAGTTGGTAGATGATCCACCGATAATGCCACTCTCTACCACACTGCTATACGGGATATTGAATTCCTCGGCGATCATGAAGTGCATTGGCTGGGCGCTTTCATAGCGTACCCCCTCATCGGTAAGTATCCATATATTTCCCTTCTTTCCCTCCGTAGTGGTATCTGACACTACAGTGCGGTAATTCGTCGGGGATATTCCCCCTCCCTTAGACAATTTTGTGCGCCCGACATATCCATCGCGGAGCTTAAGTATGTCGTACTGGTCTTCCTTCCCGGCTTTCTTCAGGGCATTTTCCAGATTTCCTCTGCGCTTGTACGGCTTTCCTGACTGCGTGACGAAATCCTCTTCGGGCTTGGCAGGCGGAGGAGTCTCAGGTACTGGTATTCCCAGTTGCTCCAGTCTGGCCTTGGTGACAGTAGACCCATGATGCTCACCGCCCTCGATATTGTACAGAGGAGACTGCCCCTCGCCGATCGAGGTAAGATCATGGTACCCGAGAAATTTAGCAGTGGGCGCATCGGACGGAGCTTTCGTCGCTATTGGTATTCCTCCCGGTCTGCGTATCGCCGCTGGTATATATGGGGTGTCCTCGATAGTGGACCTCCTTTGCGGGATAGTTGGGGGTGGAGGCCTATTTGGGTTGCGCGGTACAATTCCTGCTGTCCTTCTGGGGCGAGGAGCAATAGTTCCAGTCTTGTACGGAGACTCCTCAACCGAAGTCTGACGCTGAGGCAGCGAAGGTGGCGGCTTGCGTATAGTAGGTCTGGTCGTAGGCGGTATTCCGCCCCCGGTTTTCTCTGGGTATTTGACAGTTCCTGTCTCGTACGGGGACTCCTCAATTGTGGATCTGCCCGATGGAATATCTGGTGGGGCCTTTCTTGCGATCGGGAATATCCCTCTGCCAGCCTTCTTCGGATACTCTATTGCCCCGGTATCGTACGGGGACTCCTCCACAGTGGACCGCCCTCTCCGAATATTTATAATTCTCTCAGCATTCTCCGCTTCCTCTACTGCTCCCTCGAATCCGGGAACCTCCGGCTCTATATCATTTGATCGGCCAGCTCGGGTAGGAACTTCTCTGGGGTCTCTCAGTAGTCCAGCCACGGGCCTTCCAGTTGTGGTCTCTCCCGCCCTGTGAGTGACGGTATATTCTCTTCCGGCCTTCAAGCCGAGCTTGCTCTTTACCTTTTTCCACCATGGCTTGTCGGCTACCCTGACTATCTTCTCGGCTGGTATATCAATGCGGATACCCTCGCGAGCCGCCCTAGCCCACTCTCCTTTCTTTCCGGAAAGCGCTTTGAGAGCATCCAGCTCCTCTGGGGTAAGCAGTGAGGGGTCCAAGGACAGGGCATCCTTAACCTGCTTTGGACTTATGCTGATTGTTTTCGGTAGATTGTATTCAGTTATAGTCTCCCTTAGAAATTTCTCCCTTATGTTTTCCGGGATATTTTTTCCTTTGGATATCAGCCCGCCCTTTACCAGCATGTCTGCCCCGTCAAGGATAGCTTTAACTCCTTCGCTGGTATCTTCTGGCAGCCACTGCGATGGAGTTGAGTATTTCCCGAACTTGTATTTATCTCCCTTTATCCCTGTAGCTACTGCATTCTCTACTTCTCCAAGTGCGGTATACGTGGCTAATCCTAGGGTAGCCCCGACTGGATTCGCCATGAAAAAAGCTACTACTGGCCCGGCCAAAAGCTGTGATGTATTCGGGTTGTCCTTAAAGCCAACTTCTTTAGATATCTGCTCCTGATTGGTGTACGCCTCGGACGGTCTTACTCCGAACTCCTTGGCTATCGCCATAGCATTCTGTGCTTTAGCCGTAAGTTTGTCTTTCCCTTCCCGGAATAACATGTCCTTTACTTTATCCGCGAAGGTGCGCTCCGGGGCTACATTGAAAGATGGCTGCTCCTTTGAGGGGGGTACTGCACTCTGTGCTGGGGCCGCAGCTTGTACAGGTTCAGGAGCCTTATCCACCGGGGTTAGCTTAAACTTCCCGGAGGACTTGGCTGAGTAGTACCTGTTCCCTTTCTTGGAGATAGTATTTCCCAGTTCCGATTCAGCGTCAACAGTCTCTTTATACGTAGGGTGGCCTGTTCCTTTTAGGACCATTCCCGTCCTCGGGTCTAGGCTGGGCCAGTGCCCGGATCCGTCTTGGCCGAGGCCAGCCTCTCTGGCAGTAATATAGTCGTACCCGTCACCTTCAGGGTCGAACGCCGGTTCGGGCGCGCTATCTACTGGTATAGCTTTAAAAGGAGACATTATTCTTCCTCTATTCGATAGGTTTGACCATTATCATCCGTGTAATACCACTTCCCGTCCGTGGCTTGGTACGCCGTCGGAAACTGCTCTAAAATTTGGGCAGAAGACCCGGTTGGAGAAGCCTCGGCGCTTCCACCAACATCTTCCCTGATACTGTCAGTTCGCGTTCCGCCCTCCGCTAGGGCCTGCTCAAGTTCTGGCGAACCTTCTTCGAGGTACTGATATTCTCCCTTTTCGTCCTTGGCCAACCAGTCAATCCCGAATCGGGACCTTTTGATGGGGGCCTTGACCTGAACCTCGACGATATTTGGCATCCCCCTTGTGACGCGTCTATCGTTCATAGCCTGCAGATCAACCGGGTCTAACTTCTGGTTCGGTTCATAATTTCCAAGTATCTTGTCCTCGAAGTCCATCTGCTGAATTATCTGTGGGGTAGAGGTATCAGACCAAGGGCGTCCAGTGTCGACATAAGTTCCAGTCGCTCTATCCCATACGTGGACTGTCTTCTGATTTTTCCCCAGAGGAACTATACCAATCATCTGAGGCGCAGTTTCTCTGGCCTTTCGGTCTGCCTCGATCTGCTTCTCAACCTTTGACATTATGTCGGAGTACTCCTTCGCCTTTCTGTCGAAGCTGTCTAATCCCTCTCTCATTATCGCTATTCCGTTTTCCTTAAGCTGTTCTGCTCTGTTGAATACGTGGGAGCGAAATTTCAGGTGCTCCTCTTCCCAAGCCTTTTTTTGCTGGGCATTTAGGCGCTCCCTGTCCTGCCACATTACTTTGCCGCCGAAGAATTGATTAAATATCTTTGGCAGCATTCTGGCCTCCGCTTTCTGTACTTCCTTGTACGGGTCCAGTCTCACTGGGTCGAATCCTATTTGTTGCTTTATAGCCACAGCAAACCTGTCCCTCCCCGAAGCAGAATAGTCTGGCGCTTTGGAAGTATCCACCGGGGGCTTAAGCCCAGCACGCACGGGTTGGGATGCTGCTGGAGCTTGCGTCGGTCGGGGTTTCTCTGGGTTTCTTGGCACGTCCTTACTACTATAGCCGTAGCTATCCATTATAGCGTCGGCATTTTCAGGGTCTACTCTCGCAAACTCGTCAAGAGTCTCCGGTGATACTCTACTGTGCAACATACTTGGGTCCCAGTCAATTCCGGGGCCATCAGTATTTTTGGCAATTTCCCACGGAACTCCCGGAGCTGCCTCAGTCCCCATCCGTTCTGGATTATCCGTTATAGCTCTAGTCATATTTAACCTCCTATCTTAGACAGGGATCTCTCGCCGGACACATAGCCTTCCCCGAGAGAATTAAGTTTGTCTGCTGCATCATCCCCGCCATATGTATACTGGCTGGATGATATAGTAGTCCCGGACGCGGCCCATGCATTCCACGCATTGCTGATTATGCTGGCCCTGTTGCTGAGGTACGCCTGATAGTTCAACACCGCAGCCTGAGTTTCGCGCCCTGTATCTGTCTGCTCGATCTGCTCGGCATACCTTCTGGCCCCGCCCAGAGTCCTCTCGATATTGATACCGTGCGCTTCCAGTGCTCTAGCCCGCGCTAGCTTGGACGCCGGGTCGTTTCGCAGCCCCATCATAGTCTCGCGCAGCGAACGACGGGCCTCTCGAAGCCCGAGGGCAGACTGCTTGGCAACCTCCGCAGCCCGTTCTTCGCCGGTCCACCCTTCCGGCATTTCAAACGGTACCAGTTCTGGCTGCTCCGGTGTAGGGCCTCGCTGAACCTTGCTGGTGGATATAGAGCCGGTGGGACTAAGAGTAGAGCCTCCTCCGCCTCCTCCACCTCCCCCGCCCCCAGTGAAATATATATCTCCCCTGTTTTGGGTGGTCTGGTTTATTCGCTGGCCCTTGCTGTCGGTCTTGTCGCCTGAGTAATATCCTGTTGAATACCCACTAACAAGCTCTGTTTCGTATGAGGGTTGCGAAGACGGGGCAGGTCCTGCGCTGTCCACGTATCCTGTTCCGCCCCGGCTCAAGTACTCATTGTACCCGTAACTGTTCGGGTCTGTGGGGTCCGGAAGTTTATTTGTTTCTTCTGCTAGTGGCATTGTTTCTCTCCTTTAAGGCAATTTCCATTTCTCGTTTATACGTCCTTCGCTTAAATATCGAATGTCCGCAAAAGCTACACCACCATTGCGATTTCAACCTTTTGTCGGGGACTTGATCTCCGCCCGACGTGTTCACCTTGTACAAGCGCATCCGGTTGGAGCATTCGGGGCATTTAACAAACGCTACTTCTTTGGCGGCCCCGATACTCATTTCATTCTTTATGCGCTTCAAGTATTTCCTTACATCCTCATCTGTCTTGTTGTGCCGCGCAAGATGATGCCTAATGTTGAGATATGTTTGGATATCTGCTAGTCTAAATGCTTCAAGTATATGTCCCATTAGCATACCCACTCATATACAGACCATGATCTTGCCAATCGTTTATTTGAATTACCGACAGTACAAGGATTATCTTGGAACATAAAATAGCAAATAGAGGTTCCAGCCCATCTACACCAATCAAGAACAAGTCCTGCTGCTACAATGTCTCCCTGTTCTCCCAGCCAAGTAGCATATTCCTCCCAAGTTCTATCGGGATTATTGCTATGGTTCACCATCTCTTGGGGAAGATATCCAGGACCAGTTAATGAAGGAGAAAACAAAGAAGTTAGTGGAACCGGGTATTCTTGAGCACATGAATTAGCATTAACTGGTATTGTGCCACCTTCTCCCCAACCTATATAAACTCTCATGTTATCGATGTAAACATATCCCGATGCCCTTATTGGATCAGGACTATTACTTGATCCAATGAAGAAATCCCAGTGACCTGAAGTATTTCTTATATTAGCTGTAACTACTGTATCACAAATGTCCTTTATCGAAACTAAAGCATTTGCTGCATATCCTCCTGGATCTCCGCAAACACCTGTATCGCAAGATAACGTATCAACTCTATCTAACGTCCAATGATCATTTTCCTGTAAAGGATACCATGCTTCAATGTCATCTATGAAATCTGTAGAAGTATGATCTCCAATACAGATGTAATATGGAGCAAGTACTCCATACGAATACCAATATCCGGAGGTTACATCATCCTCAAAATCACCTGATGTATGCTCTACTAAACACACATATACACCGGAATTAGATACCGTATCTCCTACTTCATATAATGTACTGGTAGTCCAATCCAGATAAGTTGGAGGTTCTACAACGTCTTCATAAACGTAATCTGTTTCTGTTGCCCACGAAGAATAGTTGTGGCTTGGAAAGCTATATCCTACGCTATCAGTAGAGAATACAAACGGACCACATCCACCTGTTACATAAATATCTATAGAACTTCCAGCTACTACGGTATCAGGTGTAGAATCATTATCAAATTCCAATGCACCAAAAGGCAGATCATCACAACAACAAGCTGTATTATATATAGTTATAGTCTTTACGAAGTCGTCACCAAAAGTATTTTTAAACCAATATCCAGCGTCATAATCCTCATAAAAATTGCCTGATGAGGTATGATCTTCCAAACATTCATAACGATCATCATATACCACCGTTTTTCCACCAGTATAATTTACTCCACTTTTCCAGGCAGGGTAGTCACTGTATCCTGAACATTTGTCTAAACCTGTAACAAGAGCTTCACAATCAAAATTTACCTCTGCAACTCCATCCAAACAAAAAAGATTAATAGAGTTATTATCCTCCGAATAAGGATCTGTAATAGTTAATTCTGTTATGGTATGATTGACATCAAAATAATATCCTAAAGCATAGGGTATAAAGAATTTATAAG